ATCTAAAATTAATGCAACACAATGTACACGCAGGATTAGGAGACTACACCCATTCTATTTATAGATATTTTTATCTAGTTGAAGAATTAAAAAAATTAGGTTACAAACATATTACGTTGTATGTTAATATGGAAAGAACTTCAATGTTTAATAAAGATTATTTTTTTGTCCTATATGATAGAAAAGTATTTGAAGAATTGTTTGATAATATTATAATTTCAGATAATAAAATTGGGACTGAAAATTATGATAATTTAAAATTATTTTATGTTAATGGACATGAAGAAATTGGAATGAATCAATTTGATATATTCATTGATTATAATGATGAGAAATTTGAATTATTTAAAATAAATTTACATAATTTTTTTGTACCTAACACACTTAAAAAATATAGATATCTTTTTAGTGAATATATTATGAACAAATATAGAGAAACTAATGTTCATAAAAATGAAGAATACGTTGCAATTCAATTTAGAGCAGGAGATAGTAAAGACAATGAAGATTTATATAAAAATCATGAAGAACAATTTAAAAAAATAATATCTGAAGAAAATAAAGTTTTTGTTTGTTCTAATTCATATAAATTCAAAGAATACATTAAAAGTTTTAATTATGATAATGTTTTTATGTTTGATTTTCCATTTGAAAAAGAATATGGAAATCATTTAGGTGCAATCCCTTTTACAGAAAATTTTAACCATAATGAATATCAAACAAGGACTCTACACGCAGCAATTGATATGTTAACTTTATCACAATCTAAAGAAATTTACTCTTTTAATTATTTTGGGTATGTAGACTCAAATTTTATAAAATTGGCAATATCTAAAAATGTTAAATTTAATATTATTCCATTAATAGGTGGTATGATGTGGAAACCCGAAAATTTTATAAACGATGAAGATATTAATAGGTGGGGATAGTTGGGGACTTGGTGAATGGCCACAAGAAACAAATCATAGAGTTTTATATGATTTTATTCTTAAAAATTGTGATATTTTTTAAGATACTCATAAAACATTTCCGATTGTATTCTATGTCCACTTTCACCTAAATGTGAGTCGGGTATTTCATCATTTGTTTCTTGTTTAATATTTTTTCCTCCTCTTTTATATACTTCTCTAAAAATAGTAAAATGATGATCCCAATTTGGTTCACCATTACCAACTTCAAAATTACCCGCATATTGATTACAAATATATTTTTTTTGATTTAAAATTTCTATTGGTAATGTATTGATAATTTTATGATCCATTGACCAATAATAAACATCACAACCAATATTTTTACAAAGATTATCTATAATTTTTTCATAATTATATATTTCATCAACATAAAACGGATGTTCTGATATTTTTACAGCTATTTCCATTTGAGTTGATTCAGTTATGTGATGTTGAAAATTATAAGATTTATTTACTCCCATTCTTACCCACGTATTAATTGGTTTTTCCATATACATGACTTCATTACCATCATTATCATGAAAAGTACTTGCCCATCTAAATCTGTTCATATATGACCAGTTTATTATAACAATATCATCTTTTTTAAATAAATCAGAATTTTCACATATTGTATGAAAGGTCTCATGATTAGAAGAACCTCCAATAGCTTTAACATTAGTTTCCATACCAAGTTTTTCAGATAATATTTCATGCCAAACAGGAGGTAAATCTCCACCTCTCCATTCTTTCCAAACCTTATACCAAATAAATGATGTGTCTAATTTATGACCTTCAGTAAAACTGTCCCCAAATAAATGTAACGTATTCATGATAATTAAATATAATTAATTTTCTTTGTATTTTAAATAAAAATTCATATATTAGTCATATATATTAGAAAGGAATAACATGAAAAGATTTGTATTTTTCCACGGATATCAAGAAGAACATCCATTATTGGATATTGATTGGGATGCAATAAACAGATTGAATAATTTGAATACTATTCTTACTCCAAATTGGGGTGGAATAACGTATACACCTACTTGGGTTGTTAATCCAGGTCTCATTCAATACACACCACCAAACTATACTATAACAACAACACCCGGCACTGGTACATTTACAATTCCATACAACGGTACAATTAATACGGCAACAGGGTATAGTTTAACAACATCAAATCCAAACGGAACAACATATACAACAACAGGAACAGTTACAACAGGAGGAATAGGAGGAACTTTAACAACTGGTACTGCAACATTTAGAAGTGGAGCATTTACCTCAAAATTTATGTAATGACTAAATTCAAGTTTTTCAGGGGTTATATCGGCACATTAGATATAATGGACGGACAAACATATGCCACTGCATCAATCCACAATCCGAATGGAATAAGGGTAGAAGTTAATGCAAATCCCTTATCCAATAATGAAATGGAAAGATATTATGCCGAACATTTTCAAAGAGTTGAACGTCTTGATAGAGACGTGGACGAACAAATTAGATTGTTTCAAGCAACAACAACCATAACGGTGAACCCAACACTATGGACTAAGGTTAAGATATTTGGAACAAGAGTTAAATTGGTTTTAATTGAAACTTGGAAGTTGGAACCTATCGGTGTTGTGGTGATGACACTGTTAGTGTCAGTTGTTACATTCATAGGTGTAATGAAATTATTCGGAGCATGATAAAGGACTTCAAATTTTTAACGGACAATGACGATGATATGCCAGAAGGTTATATCAATTTAGAGAATGTGGAAATTGCCTCTTGGATGTGGGAAAGTTCAATGGACCCATCAGATGAGATGTACGATATTATTTCGGTGGACACTAACGGTATTATTGAATTTTTAAGAATGTTTCCATCACAAATGGTAATTCCTGTGAGCTCTATTGTTGGTCCAAATGGTGTGGTTCATAATAGTGAAAACGAAGGAAATGGGTGGGGATTTAATATTCAAACAGACCCAATTCATATTACATATTTAAGATACAGACCATAATATTTATAAATAAACGACTATGTCATCAAAATTTTTCAACAATTCACAACAACCTAAGGCGGCCAAAGGAGATAAGAAACCTATTCCAACCAAACCTATCAAGAACAACACACAGATTAAAAAGACGGGTAGAGGTAATTAAATTTGGTATATACGAATATTGTTGTATATTTGCTTTATGAAAGTAAAAATAACAATTAAATACCACATAGAGGTTGGTAATGAGGTAATTGAGTGTGAATCACTTGAACAAGCTGAACGTAAAATGAAACATATGTCAGATGTTGATAGGTTCCTAATTAAGACAGAACTAAAGGGTGATGAGATTGTAAATCAATATCTTATAGGTTAATAATTTCTTAACATATACCCAAGGCAACTTATTCTATTTATGTAGATGAAAATAGAAGCGTTATTCATTTCCGACGTACATTTAGGTTCCAAAGGTTCAAATGCCGAACAAGTATTAAACGTCCTCAAACAATATCAACCTGAATATCTATTCTTGGTTGGTGATATAGTAGACGGATGGTTGTTAAAAAGAAAGTTCCGCTGGCCACAATCACACACAAACGTAATTAGAAAGATAATGTCCTATTCCAAGAATGGGACAAAGGTCATATACTTGCCAGGAAACCATGACGAATTTGCCAGAGAATATTTGGATTTGAATTTTGGAAACATTGAAATCCATAATGAATACATATGGAATAACACTTATATAACTCACGGGGATTTATATGATGGCGTTGTTAAACTTAAATGGTTGGGTATATTGGGTAGTATAGGTTATGACTTCGCCATTTCCATAGATAGGAGATTAAAGAAGTTAGGATATAAAAGGTCACTATCCAAGTTCTTAAAAGATAAAGTAAAAGAGGCCGTTAAATTCATTACATCTTTTGAGGAAGAGATTGTCCGTCAAGGTATTAAACATAATTGTTCAACTGTAATGTGCGGTCATATCCACCATCCTGAAGATAAACTTATAGGAGATGTTAGATATTTAAATTGTGGGGATTGGATTGAAAATAATTCTTACATCATCTACAACGAAAATGAATACACAGTTATTAAAGGATAGGTTAACCATAGTAATTCCATGTAAAAATGAGGGGGTAAACATTTACGAGTGTTTGGGGTTCATATCTAAACAAAGAGGAATTGCGGGTACACGAGTAATCATTTCAGATAATTCAGACGATGAGGAATCATTAAGATGGATATACCAAACGGAATCAAACTACAAATATTCATTAAAAATAGATGTAATTGAGGGTGGGTTTCCCGCTCAAGCAAGGTTAAACGGATCAAAGTTAGTTACCACACCTTATATGTTATTCTTGGATGCTGATATAATGTTGTTTAAACAAGGTTTGTTGGAAACGGTGGTAGAATATGAGAAAGACCTGGTGACCGTCCCATTTGAGACGGAAACAGGGTTTAATTGGATTTTTAGGATGTTTGATATCACCCAAAGATTGTCAGTATTTCTTGGAACACCATTTGCGGTGGGTGGATTTCAATTATTTAAAACTGAAACATATTGGAACATCGGTGGATATAACCCAAATGAAAAGTTTGCCGAAGATTATTCTTTATCACAAAAGATTGATAGTCAAAACTTTAAGATACATAAAACTGGTGGGGTATGGACATCGGCGAGAAGATTTAAGAATAAGGGGGTTTTTTATATGATTAAGATATTGATTAAATCTTATTTTAACCGAAACAATCCTGAGTTCTTTAAGAAGTCCCACGGATATTGGGATTAAAATCAATACTATAGGGTATTTATACCTAATGAATAGGAAAGAATATAGACGTTTATTACAAGACCCGAAGTGGAAGATTAAAGCATCATTTATAAGGAAACGTGACAACCACACCTGCGTCAGATGTGGAAAGAAATCACACAGATTACAGGTACACCATACCAAATACGAAGATGGTCTTATGCCGTGGGAGTATGATAATAACACATTGGAATCATTATGTTCACATTGTCATAAAAAAGAACATAACATTAAACCTAAGAAGAAAAGATTACCAAGAAAGAAGAAGTGTGTTAAAGAACCACAACCAATCAGTAGAGTTATTAGAGTTAAAAAAATTGAGGATTAATATTTGGATTATTAATAAATATAATGTATATTATACATGTGAGAAATATTTGTAATAAGAAAATTATTAATTTTACACCAACAGGTACACAAACTACCAGAGAAAATTCGTATGCTCCATTATTACCAAATGAAATAATTGATGAGGTTCATAACGCATATGAATTAGGTATATCGATAGTTCATCTACACGCAAGAGATGAAGAGACATTAAAGAACACGTATAGAAAAGAAACCTACCAAAAAATAGTAGAAGGGATAAAAAAACATTGTCCTGAATTATTAATTTGTGTTTCTTTAACAGGAAGAAATTTTCCTGAATTGGAAAAGAGATCTGAAGTGTTGCAACTATATCCTGATATGGGATCTTTAACAATGTCATCATTAAACTTCCCAACTGGTGCATCAGTTAATGAACCTGAGATGATTTTGTCATTGATAAGTGAAATGGATAAGTATGGTGTTAGTCCTGAGATTGAATGTTTTGATGACGGTATGTTAAACTACACAAATTATTTAATATCAAAAAATAAACTACAACCTCCATATCACATCAATGTTATATTGGGAAACATTTATAACGGTCAATGTGATTTTAGTACATTAGCATTAATCAAAAGTAAACTACCAAATAATTCATATGTGTGTTTAGGTGGAATAGGTTCACAACAATTAAAGTGTACAACATATGGTTTGTTAGATTTTGACGGAATCAGAATTGGGTTAGAAGATAACTTATATTTTAAAGATAAAGAAAAAACAACTAACGTAGAATTATTAAAACGATCTCATAGAATTATGAATGAATTAGATATGGTTCACTACACATCAACAGAATTAAGAAAATTAGGATATGGAAACAAGAATATTGGTATTAGGTAAGGGAGACAATGTGATTACGATGATATTAGATAATCTATATTCATACTCTATAGATAGATTATTAGACTTTGGTAAAGATATTGTTATATATAATAATTTAGATTTACCAATTTTAAATTCATTTGAACATAATAAATTCAATATAGAAGTTTTGAATGAGGTTAATGTAAATGACTTTAATTTATATACGTTAGGTGTTTACCAACCCAAAAATAAAATTAAAATTATAGAATCGTTAAATCCTGACAAAAATAAATTTATTAACGTTATTCATAAAGGAGAAGATATTTCATATACAAGTACACTTGGTTATGGATTGTTAATTAATTCTAAAGTATCAATTGCCGCACATACGACAATAGGTAATTTTGTTACAATTAATAGACACGTTTCAATTGGTCATCATACAACTATTGGAGACTTCACGTCAATAAATCCAGGTGTTAATATTGCCGGTAATGTAAGTATAGGTAAAGGTTGTCAAATAGGTATTGGTGCGAATATAATTGACGGAATTACGATAGGTGATAATACGGTAATAGGTGCTGGTTCCTTAGTTACTAAAGACATTCCAAATAATGTGGTTGCCTATGGTAGCCCTTGTAAAATAGTTAATCATCAATATGAAACACAATCCATATAAAATAGTAGAAATGTTTGAAGAAGAGGTTGCCGAATACACGGGATCACCTTACGCAATTGCATTAGATAATTGTACCGATGCATTATTTCTTTGTTGTGTTTATTCAAAAGTAACAGAAGTAACTATCCCTAAAAAAACATACCTTTCAGTTCCACAAGCAATCATGTCTTCAGGGGGTAAAGTTATATTTGACGATACTGAATGGAGAGGAATATATGAATTGAAACCATACAAAATATATGATTCGGCAAGAAGATTTACAAGCAATATGTATATACCGAATAGTTTTATGTGCCTTTCTTTTCACCCTAAAAAAACGTTAAAAATGAGGAAAGGTGGGATGATATTAACCGATAATGAGGATGCATATAAATGGTTTAAAAAAGCCAGACACGAAGGTAGAGATGAAATACCATATACTCAAGACAATATTAAGTTTTTAGGTTGGAATATGTACATGACTCCTCCTGATGCCGCCGATGGATTATGGTTAATGTCATCCATACCAAAACACAATGACGATACATTTGAAGATTATCCCGATTTAACAAAGAATGATTTATTCAAAAATTTTTAAATGATGAAAGATTTAATTTTTATCACAGCTTATTGTCCAACTGAAAAACAAGAAGAGGCGTTAAATAGATGTATAGATTCAGTACTCAAACTTGGATTTCACATTTTATTATTATCACATTCACACATATCGATGCATATACAAAAAAAATGTAATTATTATTTTTATGATTATAATAACGATGTTAGTGGGGATTATAATTTATTGGGACATTTTACTTTTAATATAGGAGATAAAACAATACAGTCAAGATTTTTTAATAAATTTTTTTATGGATTTGCAATATATAGAATGTTTTCAATTGCGAGTCAAATTGCAATAAATTTTGGTTACGACAATATACACCATATTGAGTACGATTGTGAATTGTTAGATGAGAATTTAATATATGAAAATAGAGAACATCTTAAAGTGTATGATTCAGTAATTAGTACTGATACTGGAGACAAAGACGGATGGTTGTATGGTTCATTTAAATCGTTCAAAGTAAAATCCTTACCCGATAAGTATAAAAACTACGATAGGGATTTTATTGAGTCTGAAATGAAAAACGTAACTCCAACACATTTGGAATTTTTAACAAAAAAATTATTTATTGACTCAGGAAATCCTTTATTCAAAAATGAACCACCAATTGATAAATTTAAAAAAGGTAACATATCTGAACATAGAAATTTACATTTTACATTATATTATAATCCCGATAATGGAACTTTAAATATTTTTTATAATTCAATAGGTTTTAAAAAATCAGAAGAAATAACTGTTATAGTAAACAAAGAAGAAATGATTAAGTTTACAACATCTGCAGGATTTTGGCATATAAGGGAATTGGGTACCTTTAATAAAATAACACATGTTAGAGTAGATAACAATAATAAAATTATTTACGAAATATCATTTGACGATGAATTTAGAGAAATCTTTAAAAATAAATCGTATATTATAAATAACAAAAATTAAAGTTAATTCTTTTGATTATGTTTTAATTATTTTCATTTAACCTTTGTCTTAATTCATTAGTCAATATACGAATCCATTCGTCTTTTGTTTTCCCATTATACGGGTCGGGTATTTCGGTTAGACCCACACCACGTAAACATAAAATAGTATTCTCAATGTGACTAGTGGTCATATAAAAAATAGGGGTATCTCGACCATTTTGAGACCTCCAACAGACGTTCCTATCAAATATTTCCCCCCTTAAGAATTTAAACTCCATAAACAAAGATAAGATTAATTTTGTATATTCCAAATAATATCCTTATCTTTGTTATATGAATATATCAATAACTTTATCGTTGGTTCTTTTACTTCTCCCTTATGAGATGGAAAAATCTGAAAAGATGATAATGGAAAAGATAAAGACATTAGAGCCAATATCTGTAACTTTAACCACATACACAACAAGTGCAAAGGAAACAGATTCAACTCCTAATATAACCGCATCTGGTTTTAAAATTGATACACTTAATCCAATGAAACATAGGATTATTGCGGTGTCAAGAGATTTAAAAAAGAAATGGAAGTTTGGAACAAAGGTAAGAATAACTGGTGCGGGAAAGTACAATGGAACTTATTATGTAAGGGATGTAATGAATAAAAGATATAAGAAACGAATTGACATATTAATTGGAAAAACCCATAAACAAATTAAATTAGAAGATATAAAAATTTATAAAATATGATATTCATTTTATTCTACATAATAGGATTTATCCTAACACTAACATTTTTAAAGTTGTTCGGTAAGAAGATGGAGATTGATTATGATCCACCACACGAATCTGACTATAATGATTATAAAAATAATGCTGAGGCTTATCTATTCTTTTCATTGAGTTGGTTTGTGACAGCACCAATGTTTATTGTTGTTGCAACAATTCAGTTGTTATATAAATTCACCCAATGGTTTATGAAATACCCAAACGTTTAAAATATGACATTACTATTAATTTACTGGATACTAACAACAATATATGGAACATATTGGTTGGTTAAACATCCATCAGACAGAAGATATGAGGATAATGATGAATTTACATTATTAGAAGTTATTGCCAAGACCGTTCCTGCCGCATTATTATCGTGGATATTTGTTCCAATGTTTTTATTACACAAAGTCAAATTCAAAAGATAACATGAAACTTCCCAAGTTTAATTTTTTAAGGGGAATAATCAGTGCAAGAATAGTTGACATAGAAGAAAGATTAACATTAGCACAACCAAGGTATCCAAGGATACCTATGGGTCAAATTCCATATCCTGAAAATTGTGAAACACCAAGAGAAAAAAGAATATTCGGAAGAGGATGGAGAGCTTGTGAAAGAGGTATGGAGGTATATGATAATCCGTATGGTAATAGGGAAGAACTAATTTATTCATTACATAGAATATGGGAAAGTGGATATCTTGAATGTTTTCTTCACCACCCATCAAGACAAATACAACCAACCGATGAGGAGTCTTATCAGGAGGGATGGGCAACTGCACAGTTAGGTCTTCCATTAAATGAAAACCCACATACATACGGGTCCCACCAGTTTAATATGTGGTATGTGGGGTGGAATGATTTTGTAGATAACCATTAGTATTTTTTGTATATTCAAACTAATATCTTATATTTGTTACATGACCGACGCTCAAATAGTAATATCAGTAATATTTGCTGTGATATTTTTCGTAATTCTTATCTTTAATGTGGTTTCATACCCAAACGTGAAATTATATAAAAAGAAATATGATGAGTTGGAACGCGGTGTGTATAAGTATGAACCAGCAGAACATACCGAATCAAATTATTTTTATCTATACAGTTATGATATTACTACCATAACATTTACTCGCACCGATGTTAATATCATATTCTTTCTTGATGGTGATATAAAACTAACAGATAATTTATACATACACAAAAGTCATTTGTTTATGTCGTTTGTTAAATGGTATCATTGGAGAAAGTTTCAAAAGTTAAAAGATGAGTTGGTTGAGACATATAATATTAGAAATCAAAGAGGTCGTTATGAACAATCCCATCGGGAACGATATATGAAACAACAGAACAAATTAGATTTTAAATTTTTTAGAGGATGATAAAACCATTTAAATTTTTTCAGGGTAGGCCATCAAGGTTGTATCAGTATAGTGATAGAATAATTAATAATAGCCTGTATGGTGGGTTCAGACTTGCCGAGTTATCAGATAGGGTTCAACAAATAGTATCGGACCCAAACTACAATCCGGCAAATTATATAGAAGTAAATGGGTCTTTCTATGATAGTGTTGTTATCAATCGTGTAAGAACTAGTATGAGACAACGTATAAATTGGAGAGGTTATGAATGTTGGTTAGCAGAAACGGATGGATACACAAAATTAAAGATTGTAAGTGGTATAAACATTGGTGGAATGTTTCATATCCTTTATTTAACCACTATAAACGATAACACGGAACATCATAGAGTAAGTGTCCCATTAGTTAATTTACAAAGAAGAGGATAATATGATAAACCAATTTAAATTTTTTGAGGGGAGACCAAAAAGATTATATCACTACGACCTATTGGTTGGAGGTGTACCTGTTGAGGTAATAACTTCAAACGAACCACCAACACATTTTTTTTCTGGTCCCACACAACATCTTGGTTTTTATGTAGGAGTTCAAAATACACAATTAGAATTAATTTATGATGGTGACATGGACGAATTATCTGTTAGAGCAATGATAGATGAATTAAAATATAGATATAGAAATTATATATGTAATGAACAGGTAATTGGATTTATGGAAGATTTTTTAAATGAACATTTAGATGGAACATCAACAATAAGATACATATGATAAAACCATTTAATTTTTTTCGTGGGGTAGTTGGTCCAAGAGTTGTTGCTACCGGTGGTGAGTTTTATGCACCATATATTCCGTTGCAGATAACACATGCACCACCAGAAGGAATATCACATCGTCATTGGAATATGTTACCACAAGATTTGAGAGGTGGTGAACGAGAAAATATGGAACTATATATTGAAGGGTGGGAAGCATCATCACAGGCTAATTACAACAATCCATATCACGACGATATAATAAGAGCTGAAATATGGAATAGAGGATGGCACGCGTGGTTTGAACGTCGTAATGGAGAAACATATACTGAAAGGGATATGGAACACTATCACGCAGATAGAGAATTTTTCAATAGAAGAACAAGAACATATACCGAAAGGGATATGGAATACTATCACACAGAAGAGTTTTTGTTCTTTGATGTGTCCGAAGAAAGATACGATTCTATTTTGCCGCAGCCATATAAAGTTATGTTGTTTAGAAGTATTGAAGAAGGGAACACAGTGGAAGGACAAACAATTTATCCAGACCACTATATGTATAATTTTCCTGATGTAATATAAAACAAATAATATGAGATTAAACGTAGAATTACTCGCAATTGATTTCCACAGAGTAGGAAGAAGTTGGATTTCTTTTTTAGAAATTAATTATGGTCACCCATTATTTTATATAGAATGGGGACAAGGTATGAAAATACAAATCAGTTTCTTATTTGGACTAATTAAAAATTATTAATATGAAATTTGAAGAAGCGGAAGAAAAATCTTTAACCGTAAAATGGCAAATAGGAACTTGTAATCAAGGAGAAAAATGTTGGTGTAGAACAATCAAACCTATTGAACCCATACTTTTTGATGACGGGGGTCAAGATGAATATTGGATAGTTGGGTCTGGTGAGTTACATAAAAATATTGCAGAGTATTTTGTTGAACTCCATAATAAAAATATTGAAAATAAAATTAAATAATATGAAATTCAGAAAAACACTCACAGATAAACGTCTTGAAGAATTGTCTGATAAGGTAAGAAGAGGAACCCCAATCTTAATGAGTGAGGCGATTGAGGTAGTGGAATATCAAGAGATGTTAAAGAAGAATAAACTACCTTTCACAGATAGAATGCTTAATTTCTTTAAAATAAAAAAATAATATGAATATCATTTCAAACCCAAGCGATTTATTAAAACACTTATCCTTCTGGCATAACAAAACAGATGACGAGTGTATTGAAATGGCAACAGGTGAATTTGGCGTTGATGCTGAACGAGCATTAATTAATATACTTGAAAGAGATTTCTGCACAGGCATTAATAATAATGTAATTGAAAAATTAAAAACATTATGACACCAAGAGAAAGAAAATATCACATAAACAAACGTCTTCGTAAATTACTTTGGGAAGAAATAACAAGAGTAATTGATGAGGACATTCTAAATCAATTAAACGGCGGAGAACCTAATCCTGATATTGAAACATTTAAAACAAATAACCTATGATATATACAAAATGCCCAATTTGCAAAAAAGGAAATCCTTTTGAAGTTTGTTGTGGACAAGATAAAGCTAGTGGTAAAAAAATTTACACAATATTTGATTTTATAAAAAATCTATTCAAAAAAAAAAATAAACCAAAACAAATAACCTATGAAAACAGCGGTACAGTGGTTAAAAGAACAATATATTGACCGTGGTGAAACAATACCATCAGGTGTATTCCAAGAAGCATTGGAAATGGAACGTGTGCAAATAGTTGAAGCACACAATAGAGGTATATGGCCAGATACATTAGTGGCATATGATGATGGTGAAGAATACTACGCCGAAACCTATAATAATATATAATAATGAAAACATTTAAGTTCCTCTCAAAAAAACAAGTTCCTATACCCAATAGATATAGTGGTTTAAGTCCTGAGGATAGAAACATATACACAAAAGGATATTATGATGCATTTGATTGTTACCGTAATAGTCGTTCGTTAGAGTCACCATACAATCCACTTGTGGAAGAATATAAGTATGAATTGTGGCGAGAGGGAGTTACGATGTATGAACGAAATAATGATGTGTAATGATAAAAGATTTTAAATTTTTAAACACAAAAAAAGAATCGGCAGTTCCGACTGGTTATGTTCCTTATATACACATACCAAGAGAGGAATTTCGGCCAGGTGAAAGACAATTATCTTTTTGTGAATATCCATTATCACTAAACTTTGATTATGAAAGTTTTGCATTTATATGGGAACCAAGAGATATCATAAATAATCAATACCGAATAGTATCTTGGTCAGGACCAATAAAAGATTTCAAGAGTCATTATGAAAATAGAAGAATGTCACTTGGAAATAACACAGGTGAAGATTGGATACCTTGTTATCCAAGAATAAGAAGAATATTTGTTGGGGTTGACTATATTATTAATTACAATACCGAACCAAGATTTGTAAACCCAAGATTTTTATTTAATCACGAATTTGTTAGAATAGATTATAAATTATATGAAGATAGATAAGTTTAAATTCTTTAATCCAGTATTATATCCAAAAGGATATTTGAAAAATGATATTGAAATATCATACTATCGTTATGGTTGGACGGCGGGAAAGAATGGATATAATTACGCGTGTGCTGATTATTTCTCACCAAGAATAAAGAAAGTGTGGTTGGCAGGATATTACAATTATTTAAGTTATAAAGAGTTCGGTAAAATACCAAGTGGAATATAAATAACTCATAACTCATTGATTATCAATGGTAAAAAATATTCTAAAATATTTTGTGATATTCCAAATAATCACTATCTTTGTATTCTAAAATTAAAAAAAATGAATGACATTATAACCCAAGAATTGAAGAAAAGAGGATTAAAAAAAATCCCATACCAAGTTGATTATTTAACTAATCCAATATATATATCTCCAAAAGAGGTTGTTGTTTTGGCAGCGGGGACATCTGCCGGTAAAACTAAAACAACCATATTAAAATTGGAATTATTTTATAAAGTTAAATCTAATAAAAATAAAATCACTTTAATTGTTCCCGCATCCAAAACTATCCTTCGTGATAATTTTGAGGATGATTTAGACATTATGAATGAACAACATAAATTATCTTTTGATTATCGTGTTGTTAAAGATAAAAAGGAAATTGAAAGTGCGTTAAAAGATAAGATACAAGTTATTATTTGTTTACCTCAAACTTTAATTAAAAACCATAAGTTATTACCCAATTTAGAAATGTTCGTATTGGATGAAGCACACCAATGGTATTTCAAAAAGACAATCCAAAACATTTTAAAACACACAAAACCAAAACAAACATTATTACTTACTGGAACTCCGTCCCGTTTTATTGAAAGAGGTGGGTTTCTTTTTAAATTTGTTCCTGTTATGGAATTATTTGAACTTGGTTTAGTTAGTAATGTAAAAATGGAAGTCGTTTCTTCATCTTACGATTTTAAAAGAACCGATTGGTTTGGTACATTTGGACATTTGAAAGAGGGTAAAACTAATTCTAAACAACAAGCAGAAGATGCGTTGTTATCGGTTTGTAATGAAATGGTTAAAAAATTAAAAAACCCAATTAAAGGACTACACTCTATAAATAATATTACAAGTAATGGGGTAGGTAAATTATTTAATTCTTTAAATAAAACAATCATATATACACACAGTAGAAAACAGGCAACTAATTTTTACAATACACTTAACACAAATAAAGATTTAAGTGGTAAGGTTTTATTATCTCATAGTGAGAATGATAAAAATAGTGAGGAGTTTAAAAAGTTTCAAAAAAATCCTGAATATATTATTTTAATTGCGGTTGATAGGGGTAGATTAGGTTTTAATATGCCGGAGTTATTCAACATTGTTGATTTTACAATGACACAAAGTTTAGATATGTTATTACAGATGTATGGTAGATTATTAAGAAAATCTGATGTAAATCCAAACAAAACAAAAATATATTTTAAAGTTGCTACTAAAAATACCGCCGATTACTTTGTTGATTTGATGACCGCTATGTTATGTTTAACTAATTTAGAATGGTATTCTAAATATAATGGCAAAAATATGGGAGGAATTAGAATACCGAAAGTTTTAAATGGTAGAAGAACCAACAACAAATCCAACACATCCTCAGGTAGTTCTACAACTAACAATAGAAGAACTAGACCATATATTTCCATTGAACAATTAGGTATTCCATTAGATTTGAACTTTTTTAAACAAGACATTTTTCATTCAAGTAATAGTTTATTTAATACTGTTGCTTGGACAACATTAAGTGATGTAAGAAACGAATTTTTAGATGTCTCATATACTAATTGGAATGAAGACATTGCGAAAGATTTTATTGAAAAGAATAAAATAAATGAATTATCTGAATTAAGAAATATTAAAAGTGGTTTTGGGTTATCCTATTGGTTAAGAGAAAATAATTTAACAGAAAAGTTTTTTGGTGAATCTAAAATAAAACCTTGGACGGACAAAACCGCCAAAGATTTTATTAAAAATTGTAAAGCAAAAAAAATAAGTGATTTAAGAAATCACGAAAAAGGTTCGGGGTTAATAAATTGGATAATAAATAATGATTTAACATTTACCTATTTTCCCGAATCTAAAGACGTAGAATGGACAGAAAAAATTGCAAAAGATTTTATTAAAAAAAATAAACCATCTAATTTTACCCACTTAAGTAAAATGGGTTCAATGGGGTTAAGTTTACATAGATGGATATATCTTTTTGGTGGGGGTAGAAAAAAATATTTCACTACCGATGAGAAAATATTTTGGACGGATGAAATTGCAAATAAGTTTATAAAAAAACACAATATAAACACACACGCCGATTGTAGAAAAATAAAAGGATTAACAGGTTTGAGTGTATGGATAACTAAAAATAAAAAGAACCATTTATTCATAAAATAAATTAATATGAAACCAGAATTAAACAACCACCTTGAAGATATAAAAGAATTTGTTGAAGATTGTAGTTATGAAGACGCGGCGGGAGAATCATATTCCCATCCACAATACATAACAGGATTTCCAATGTTTTTGGAGGATATTTTAGATTATCTTCTTAAAGACATATCACATACCAATAAAGATAATTGGACAGAAGGTAGATACCTAATACTCAAACATAAAGAGGAGATAGATTTGAACTTTCAGAAAATATTATCTGATGCAAATTTAGCGGAAAGTTTATTCAAAGGTATAAAGGATATTGAGAACTACAGAAACTTTATGTAACAGCAATAAATTAAGAAATAGTCCTCATCGTTAATTCGGTGGGGATTTTTTATATTACAAAATATTTTTTGTATATTTGTTATGATATGATAAAGGACTTCAAATTTTTTAGATCAAACGAAACAAGAATAAATTGGCAACTAACCGGTTTGTTAGACGATGCAACAAATGTTCCATTATTGATTGGTGTATTGGACATCACATACAAATATATTCAGGATAATAATCTAATGGATAATGACAGGGTTAAAAATATATTGATTATTGTTATGACCAAATTATATAGGGACAAATATAATTCTTATAGTGATTATGATATTAGAAGGAAGATCGATGAGGTTGCGGTTCATACGAATAGTGTAACAATAAGAAGATATATACAAGAACTTGCAGCGGGTGCTTGGATGAGTATTGATGTTGAAGCGGAGATTAATCATATTATTTATGAAAAATGTAAATGGGAAGAACATGACTATGGATTTTAAATTTTTTAAAGGGACACCCCCACCTAAATGGAGAACATACGGTGGATTGATGCATCCATTGGAAACCATAAGCACAGATTATATCAAACGAATAATGAAACTTTTGGTAACTAATGGTACATTGCCTAATCAAAAAGATGGGAGAACGGCAACCGAGTGGTATATTATATTAGATAATGAATTAAAAAGAAGAAATGATTAGACCATTTAAATTTTTTAGAGAAATAGAAGAAGAAAATCCATACATAGGATTAAGATGGGTGGATATTGAAATAGACGGATATATGTTCCGCATTCAAACACATCACTCTTCATATCAAATCAGATCCCGATTGAATTGTGTCAACAGGGGTTACATGAGAATGTGGGATGATCATATGAATAGGGATAGATTACTGGAACTATTACGAGAAAGATTCGACAATGCGGTAAATGTAATTGGTCACGATGAACTTGTAAGAAATGGAGGTTACATATGAAACCATTTAAATTCTTTTTGGGGACAAGAATACAATATATTCTAATAATCACCAAGGATACAAATACAACCTACAGCATCCCATTAGATATGTATGGACATATAATGGAAGTAGCGGTGGGTTTACATAGGGAGAATATGATATTATTTTCATCAGTAGAGTATAGAGTAGAAAACGAAATTGGTGAAGGGGTAACTTATTTCTATAAGATAAATAATATTGTACCATATTTTAACATACCTAATAGAATAGTGATAGAATATAGTGTAAAGTTTCCTGATACAGAATATTATTGTGATTTTACCACTCAAGAAAATATATCTTTATATGAGACCATTTAAGTTTTTCCAAAAGAATATAGAGAGAAAATGGTATTTAAGGAGTGATTACCTCGGTCAATTACAATGGATGTATAGACCGGTGGGTGTAATATTCTATATGGAAAATAGATGGGATGGAAATTTTTATACCGAGGAATTAAAGACGATGACGGTGACAGTTACAAATAGATATATCAATTCATACAATCATTTTATGGAAATGAGTAGAGATAAGATTATATTTGTATATGAATTTGTGGACAACACAAACATAAGTAATATGATACATTACAACCAAGATAATTTTGATGATATGCCAAAGGATAGACCACTAATATTCAGAGGAGTAATAAGAGACAATGAAACCATTTAAATTTTTCCAGAAAGAAGATTATTTTCTTCCGATAGTAAGAAGAGGTGCAGGAAGAACCATCGCTCAAGACCTTGTGCCGGTTCAACCATTGGGTCCACCTGATAATGACTTTCATATTCTTAGGAATTCACTATACGGCGCACTGCGTACAAGAGAATGTGCGGTAATAGCATCATCCGTGGGGGATTTCAATAATTGGAGAAATGAAACATTTGACAGAAGTAGTGTTTTCATTATAACCAATAGAGATTTTACACATCTTAACGGAAATAACAATCAAACCACAAGATATAGATCAATAACACGGATTGATGATTGTTATGGACTAACATTTGATGATTATATTTTAACGGATAGAATCCACGATATATTATCAAGCGGATATAATGAAACTATAGACCATATTCACCAACTAGTTGATGAAGTTGGTTTAACTTTAAGACAATGAAAGCATTTAAATTTTTTACAGAAAACAAAATCAACATTGAAGATGATCCACTCTATCATCTAAATGTATATGAGAATATGGTATTAGGATTAATAAGTTATTGTTATAGAATGCATTTAATACCGGTTGGATATCAACATCAATTCGCGGAGAATGGTTTTATTAGACATTTGGTGATTAATGATGTAATAAGTCATGATTATTTTGAATCCAGACATGTGAGGATAAGATATGAATTATATGACAGAAACGGAATAAACCAACACACATTTCATCTTGCTGAGGATGTGTTTAACGAAGTAATGCAAAGATATGAAAACATTTAAATTTTTTAGAACCCCTTTCAATCCAAGACAATATGATGTTGAAGGATTTACATTCATCGGTGTTAGTCCCATTAAATTTCATGAAGATGTTCAAGGAAGGTATAGAACAATGATTTTTATGAATAATGATACACGTCTTCCACTCACTGGAAATTTAATACACGAACACGAGGAATCATTCCATATGGCGGACATAATTGAAATAAGGGGAAATCAAATATTCCAATTACCAAGACGAGAAGCGGAATATATTAACGTAACATTAACATTTACACCAAATGCAGAGATTTAAATTTTTAACTAAAGCAAAACCAATTGAATATAATGGTGAATGGTCACGACATGTTATTGGAATGGTTTATGATTATATTAACAATAGATATAGAGACACATATATATCAGAAACATTTGATGCCAAATATATTATTACCGAAACAACATATGAACTCGGACAATTATCACGTGCTGTTGTTAAAGTATATCCTAATAGAGATACTAACATGATAATAACATATTGGGTAACCGTAGCAAATACATTTGCATTCATAACAAATCATACTATTGAAAACATTTAAATTCCTAAACAATAATAAGAAAGATGATTATATCACCCCAACGGAGGATGAAATTGTTCGTGCCATAGATATTGGAAGACGAGCTTATTTAGAAGGACGCAGCGTAGATTATAATCCATTTTTAAGATTAGAATTATCTGACGCATTTGACGAGGGATGGGAATTAGAACATTCATATGATATATTAAGAGACGCACAACAAAGAGCAAACAATGGACTTTAAATTTTTTCAAAAACCAATACCAATACAACCACCAGGTAATATGTATCTGATGTTTAATATGGATGATGCTCTAATCAATGTGATAAGGTGGTTACAATATCATAATATAGAAATGCTTAGTGATTTTGGTACTGAATTATCTATGGTGAATGTTCCAATTAATAATTGTAGGTTGAGAATTACAGGTTGGAGAAATTGGGATTTAAATTCACTATCACCTACGGTTGAGATTAATTATAGTGTGATAGAGATAAACACAACAGCAAGAAATTTCACATTTAGGATGAATGAAGAAGAATTTTTAAGAAGAATAGATATAACAGGAATATGATAAAACAATTTAAATTTTTAAGTAATAACAAATCAACAGGAACTAATACTATTCCATATCCTGATGATTTAGTATGTCCTTTAATGAGAGAGGTATATAAGGCTGGTTATTTATGTGCTATGGTGGGAAATCAGATAATTGATAATCGTTACGCAAATACACAATATGCCTATATGTGGAATAGAGGTTGGATTGATTACCAAATGCAAACTGTAAATGAAACAATTTAAATTTTTATCGGGGGTGAAATCTATGTTGGATATGTATGGTAGAGAAATCAATCCAAATCATTATCAAACAATCAGTTTAACTGGCAATCTTCGTTTTCTAAAAGAATACCATAGAAGATTGGATTCTCATTATGCTTCACATTATAATATATTTAATGAAAATCATCCATTATTTAATGAATCGGCAGATTTATATAATAGAACGGTTGGATTTATTAATGGAGGTCATATAACAACCCACGAAGAGATAAGGAGATTTGTTCATAGCGCTTATTCAGATTTGGTATATGGAGTATTTGAACTGTGGGAAATGGGTGGAGCAACAAATCAGGAGATATTAGTTGATACATATAACTTTATAAACCCAAGACGATGATGAAAGATTTTAAATTTTTATCTAAGAACGATACAATAAACTTTAACGGTCAAATGTCCATTGAAGCACTCAGATATTTCAATGATTATGTCAATAATGTAATTAGATATGAAATCACAACAACAACCGCAACATATAAGATGGTGGATTACACTTATGGTGACGGTAATATTGTGGCGGGAACCGTCAACGCATATCCATTAGAGGCTTCTAATATCGTGGTCACCTACACCATAAGGGGTGGAGAGATTACGTCACATACAATACATATAGATTATTGGAATACGATGGGACAAATGATAAACACATTAAGAGAGACACAATAAAGACCCACACTACTGTGAATGGGGATTCCGGCGTACGAAAACAATGATGGATATATCACGCACAAACCACAAATAACCATCTTAATGCACGAGAAAACCAGCATACAACTATATCACTTTACATATAATCACTTAATTACTTTACATATTATATCCAAATACATATAATTCGAAAGTGACTAGATGTCCTCAGTCAGAAATAATATTATCAATTAAATGGATATTTATATACAATGAAGTTTTTAGACATTATAAACGAATCCGAAGAAGAAAGGTTATTAAAGAGAGGAAAGACAATCTTTAAGGCATTTAAGGAGGGAACAATCACACGTACTGATGGAGTATCGTTTAGTTATGTATTAGATAACAATGTGGAGATGATGGTAAGAAACGGGGAATTAGAACTATACGGATCCGTTTCCAAGATAATAGAAAATACCTATTGTCCGATAAATGAAAGGTATATGACGGAGTTAATAGAGAATAGATTTCGTAAGTTCTATATTACCACAGATTTAAGACCACCAAGTAAAGACAACATACATAAGTTCCAAGGAAAAAAACCGTGGGAGTTAAGTGAAGATGCGAAGTTATTAACGAAAGAAGATCCGAGTGAGGAAAAGAGGGTAAGAACCATTTTCAAAGCACTTAAAAAGGGTGTAGTAAAGGTTCAACACCCAAGAACAGACGAAATCATCAAGTTTAGGTATAATATAGATAACGTATCATATAAATGGGAACATTATACTATGATGGAAAAGCATCTTACCATTGTTACCGATAACTTTCCTGGTGAGGGTATAACTATTTACTGTGATGATGAAGATATTGTAGATAAATGTACAAACGATTTAGATTCCATGTCAAGGAACCCGACGGGTTTTCATTTAAGGGAAATGTTCGTGGATAAACTTAAAAGTAAATTTGATAATTTTAACGTTAGTGTACAAGTTAATAAAAGGGGTATGAAGTTTGTTTTAGATAAACCGAAAGAACCTATAAACGAATCCAAAGAGGATAAACTAATCAGAAAGGGGAAACTTATATTTAAGGCATTAAATAAGGGAACCATAGGATCCGATGATAAACCCAATGAACCAAGATTTACTTATGAGTTGTCCACTGACATCTCTGTGAGAATAGACGATGGTAATATTATCATTTTTACACCTGAGGTTAAGATTGTGGAACTGAATAGAGCGTGTAGAATTATTAGTGCAGATTTAATGGCACATAAAATTAGAAAGAGGTTCGAACAATTTAAGGTTATAGTACATCATCCACCAATAATTTCAGATAATGTGGACACCGATTTAAAGAGAGAGTTAAACGAACAGGATGATGTGGTTATTACTGATGATTACACCTACCCAACCAAAGAACAGAAGAAAAGGGCGAGAATATTCTATCGTGCGTTTAAGACGGGAAAGTTCACTGTAGAAGGTGATAGACAACATAATGAACATGGTGGAACGTACAAATACGTTCTTCCTGATGAGTATTATGTAAGTGTATCTGGTGACGGTGTGTTAAATATTGTTCTAACCATGAATCCCCAACAAAAAATGAAGATGTATTATGTGCACAAAAATCATGAAACGGGGGAAATGATAGAGAAATACATAGATGGTTCAATAAGAACTCACCTGTATCAGTGGATGAAGGATAATATAGAGAATAAATTCAAACAATTCCAAATTAATTTTTTATTTTAAATGAAACTATTAGATATAATCAACGAGGATGCTGAGATAGAGGTCCCAAAGGAGAAGAAGAGGGTTAAAACCATATTCAGGGCGTTAAGGTCAGGGGTTATATTCATTCCAGCATTAGGGTATAAGATTAAATATGAACTTAATAACGACTACCAATTAAGTGTGGGAATAGGTGTGGAACATAATAGTACCATTCTGTTTGTTACATCTGATGATAAGACACCCAAGATAAAGTTATATGAGATTGGGTCCGATGGGGTGGAAAGGTATTTCGAGGTAAATGGATATGACGCCATATATCAGGTAATGTGGAGAAAAATATCAGAAAAGTTTAAACATTTTAGAATACACCTAAGATAATATTAGGATATTCCAATTCATACTAGTATATTTGTGGTATGAAAATACCTATTCAACTATCATTCAAGTTATTCAACGAGACAACTACAGTAAAGAACACCGTATATGACCTACATATAGGGGATACGATGGATATGTACCGAAAGGTGATGGAACCCTTATTCGGGGTGGAATCTTATGAAAATACCATACTACAACTTGCAAACCAAATAAGGGAGAAGAGAAAGAAGGAACCATTCATATTAAAGGTATATAGATGGTTCAAAGATATATTCAAGGATTAATATTTATATATAATGAAACTATACAATGATAATATCATATCGTTCCCAAAGACAGGAACAAGGTTCTTAGATGAAAAGTTAACATATATAGGTGAATTAACTTATGTGGATTTATTTACAAATGAAAAATATAAAGATAAACCTCTGTATATTATTATGAGAAATCCAAAAGATAATTTAATTGGGGCAATAAATGTTAGTCTAAGATATGACCCAACTCCCACACTTAAAGAAACAATGGAAAATATGTTATTAAATGTTGATCCACATTTTAATACAAATCGTTTTCAGATGTTAAATTTGTATTGTAAGTTTAATCCAAATGTAACGTTTGTTGAATTGACAAACTTAAATAACTTTTTAGAAAAGATTGTAGATGTTCGTACATACACCAAAACTAATCATAGAACGGATATAACGGTAACTGAAAAGGATATTATTGATCAAGAACCTTATCTATGGGGTTTACTTAAACTTATAATAAGACCTGAAATTCGTTTATATGATGAATTAAGAAGAGGTAAAAACGTTTACAGAACATTAATATAAAGGGTCATTTATAACCCACAACACCGTGAATGGGGATTCCGGCGTACGAAAACAACCACCAAAACCGGCTTCCGAACGTAGATACTATATCCCAAATAGGTATAATCTCTAAAGCGACTAGATGTCCTCAGTCAGATATATTATTATAATTCGTGGGATATATATTAATATGGATAGGATATTGTACACCCATTTCGAAACACTTGATAAGGTAAAGGATTATACCTTAAGACCCATAATAGATTTAATTAAGGGAGGAGATTATGATGTGGTTATATATGGGAATCAATCGGAGTATAAGGTATCATGGTATGAGGGATATCTAAATTATGGTCAGGAGTTTACTGGGGATGAACTATTAAATGAATTGGGATGTATTCTAAAGGAAAGAAACATAAGGTTCTATCTAATCGTGGGGTGTGAATATAATGAAGTATTCTCAAACTTTACAACATACCCTATACCTAATTTCCATATAGTATATTGGAGCACTTATCTAATGTTTCGTGTATATATCAATCTAATAAAAGAATATTCAACCCATAGGATTAATAAGGACTTTAAGTATCTAATGATATGTTATAATAATAAGTCAAGATACCATAGATGTGAGATGATGGATGAGTTATGTAAAAGGGATTTACTAAAGGATAATCTATATAGTTGGATTGAGACTTCTAAGTTTGGACATGGTAAAGAAAGATTAGGTCATTATACCTTTAGTTGTTTTGATGATAAGAAGATGATGTTGGATGAATTTGAGTATGAAACAAATAGAGAGTTCACAACAAACATCTTTGATATGAAATGTTTTGTGAATGTGGTAACAGAGAGTGATATTGATGCCCTATTCATAACAGAGAAGACCTATAGACAATTGTTCATAGGACAACCATTCCTTACCCTATGTGCCAAAGATACACATAAAACTCTAAAGGGTTATGGGTTTGAACTATATGATGAAATCTTTGATTACTCATTTGATAGTGAACCAGATTATAAGGATAGGATTAGGGGAATTATAGACAATGTTGAAAGGTTAAAGGGTAAGGATTATAGTGAGTTGTATAGATTGATTGAAGATAAAGTGGAACATAATGTAAGGGTTTGTTACGAGTTGATTAGTAAGATTACAGGACAACTACCACCGAGTTTATCTCATTATCCTCCGTTGGTAAGGGACTTTTAGACCTGTTTATTTCCGCTATGTCTCCGACATCTGTGTCGGGAACACCCGACGAGGACCTTTAGGTCCGAGGTAATTATACTTTATTCCTTTTGATGTCCCTATTCACTTTACTACACAAAGGTTTAAGATTGGTATAATGGTTTAGTTTAAGAACTTCCTCTTCTGTCTTTGCTGTTGAGGTTGGTATAATGTGGTCTATGTCCCACCCATAGTTGAAGGTATCCATTTTATATAGACCATAATTGTCCCACGACATCCATGATTCCCATTGTCCCTCGAGATATTCCTTAAAGGTTTTGTAATCTGTTCCCAGAATGGTCATAGTTTTACATATCTTCTTAAACCCTTCTCTCTTTAATGAACGACCTATATTCTTTCTTAAGTTCGTTCTTAGTTTAAATAATGGATCAGTCTTTCTACGATTTCTTTCCCACTCTCGAGCCACATGTCTGTTCTCCCTTCTGTATTTGGTATCGTAAATTCTCTTCTGTTCCCTATGAGTTTCTCTGTATTTTTTATCATTTATTTTCCTTTCTTGAGGGTTGTTTTTTCTACGTAGTTTAGTACGTTCGTAATGTTTTTCCTTGTTCATTTGATAATACATCTGACCATATTCTTTCTTTTTTTCTTTGTCTTTGAACGGCATAGTAGTTTAGTTTGATACAAATATAGTATAAAATTCCCACCTATATACCCCCGAAAATTACCTCCCGGTGGTCGGGTTTTCCCACCGAATGGGGTGTAAAAAACACCCCTAATTTATCCCCGATATTGATACTAATATCCCCACTTTATTTACCTTGATCTGTCGGAAAATATTTAGAGGTTGAAATTCCCACTTTTAGTAGATATTTATTGATACCGTATATAATATCGGTAATTTGGGGAGAATGTGGGGAAAAGTGGTAGTATGTGGGGATTGTCCTCTGTCCGAATCAAGGACCATATCCATAAAAATTTGAATATATAACTGTAATACGGGGTCCTTCGGACCCCTTCAGGTCTGTCATAGTGTCTGATATATTTATGTATATATAAAAGATAGTATACGTAATACAGTGACTTGTAATACTTAACATTCCATTTAACATAATGTAGGTTATAGGTTCACAAGTAATACACATCTTTATCCACACCCTGACGACCGACCGAAGGGAGGGAGATAGTTATTCACATTTTACTCACATGTCATACGTGGGTCCTTGCCAGACAATATCGGGGATATCGTCGTTTAACCATTTAAGTGTAATACTTACACAAAACTTGCCAAACAATATTAGAGAACTTTTGGGCCAAACACTATTGTCCGTCATACATTCGTTCCACTACGGACATCCCTAAAACCTGAAGGGGACCCATAGGGTCCCCGAACAATTAAAATATGTATATGTTGTATTACGCGTTGAACTCTATACCGAAGTGTTTAAACTTGGCTTCTATCCAATTTCTAAATTCGTCCATTTCATATGCGGTTAATGGATTCTCGTCTGTGTTAAATTTAATTCCATCTATGAGTGGCCAAGAGGCACCATAGGTTATCTCGAAATCAGGGTTAAGTATCTTATCCCTTTTGTTATAATTGTAATCCTTTTGGTGTACCACAATATTAGATTGGTTAAACTTACCGTAGTCATATACGTGTCCTTTCCAAGTTCCTTTACCCATTGCCATATAGATTGTCTTACACTTCTTAATTAGTTTGGACATTGTAGTGGCGTAGTCTTCTGAGAACCTTGGTAATTGTTCTGGCAATAATTGGTATAAGTTCTCATTTCTGAATAACTCACTCATTATATGTGGGGTATCTATTTTCATATTATAGATGTTATTGTCCATGTATCGTCTTAACTCAAAGACACCCTCCATTAGGAATATTACGGTTTTATAGATTTGGATACTATAGTTATTTAACACACCACCGAAGTATTGAACCAATTCATCCTTGGACATTCCTTTTGCCGAACAAATTAAGTTGATCACTTCGTCCCCTGCCACTTTAAATAAATCTGACGGTATGATTGGATTAACATGATCAGGGTTGTATACCACGTTAACTTCAAATATTAATCCATTCGAACTAATCGTGTATGACATGTAACCTGTCCCACTGGATAACTTAAGGTCCTTCTTAAACCATAAGTCCTTCTTTATCTTTTCCAAGAGGTTCTTGAATTCAACCACCTTGTAATTGGTCTCTTCTTGTTCTGATATAATGTCCATTATCTTCATGTTATATAAATAGTTTCTTGCCAAACAATATTCACAGTGTTGATCTCCTGATCAGTGTCGTCTTTAAATAATAAACCCCCCACAATAGTGGAGGGTCTACTATCGTTCTTATAATCTACAGGTTATGCAGATAATAAAGTATTTCTGTAAGTAATCGCTGTTCTCTTGTTTGAGAAATTCTTACTGAACTTAGTTCCCTCTACAGATACACGAACGCGGTAGCTGTTACCGTCGAAGTATACATTGTTAGATACAGGTACATAAGTTGTCTTGGTAGAACGAGTTTTGGTTGTTTTCATTTTTACTGAATTTTAATTTAACATTATTGTTTATAAAATATAAACCATTAATTCGGTAAAAAAAAATAAATGGCAATTTATTTTTGGAATTGCCAAACAACATTCCACAGACTCACTGTCCCAATCAGTATTGTGGTTTATATAATCTCACCATGATTTGGTCGGGAGTGAGCTCCTCATCCTCGATGTTATCAAATCCAAGATGATCATATAGTTCTTCTATGATCTCCAACTTACCTAAGTTCTTTAAGGAACCTTTCTCGGAAGTAACAGCTCTGAACTTCTTCTTAAGTAAATCCCTTAACATATGTTTATACATGTTCTCCATACTGTACATAATTTTGCCAGACAATATTCACATGCCTGATCAGGTGATGTTAAAAGTTGTTATGATATGTTACTTTGATAGTTTCCTTATCAAGTTGGAATACATGTTCTAACTTTTCTAAGATATCTATCTGTGCTAAACCAGCAACAGGTAATATGTTCCCCATATCAATTGAATGTCGAATACGACTGATTTCGGATTTGATGTAAATTTTAAGTATTTGATTGTCCATATTATTTAATATTAAGTTTGAAATCAGTTGAATACATTTCTTTTATCTTCGAACCATCCATATCCACACCATCCCTATTCCAGAATGGAAGAACTCTTGGATTATACTTCACCTGTTGTCCATTGTCTGGAATGAAGTCCTCAGTTCTAATATCAATGGTGTCACAAAGGACTGATGCACATACCATCTTGTGTTCCCCATTTAATATCTTCAGAGCTGTTGCTCTACTATTCTTGAGGATACAATCTGACATTACCAACTGAACATCTGTGGGTTTGAAGTACTTGGTCCATCCATTCGGATACTCCACCTTCCACTTCATATAGTTCTCACCTCTCCCGAGATTGAACCTAACTTTGATTTTCTTTGACATATTAATCTTATATTAATTCATTTAAGAATTTGTTTGGGAACCTCTCCATACCAAAATCTATTGCAATTCCTACAATCTTCCCCTTGTGTTTTGCCACAAGACATCGGTACCCACCATCCCCAATACCTGATGATGATACCACACCTGTGTCATACATACCCCACGACTCGGTGGATAATGTGAACTGGCACATCTTCTCGTACCACTCATCACCATCCCTATCTTTTAAACCTAAGGTAAATGGTCTTCCATCATATGTCTTATCGGGTGTTGTAATACTTGCGGCAATGTCGTCATTCTTGAAGGAAGACATGCTGAAGATTCCTGCTTGACCTGAATCCACCCCAACTTGACCAGGGTAATTCCTCCAAGACAATGTATCCTCCACATAATCCTCGTGGACAGTAAGTAATACAGAACACCTGTTCCCCCAATTAGGGTCCTCAGTTTTTCTCACGGTAGTTATGTAACCACCAGGTAATACATCCTTTAGTTTAACTTGACACCAAGTTTCATCCGAGTAGCAAGGGTCACTGACCATCACATCACTCTCAAGTGTAATACGCTTCATATGATTTAAGTTTAGGGTTTAAAGTTATGACATAGTTATGATATCACAAAATTATTTGGAATATATTTTTTTATAGTTATTAACATTTTCTACAATCTCTGTTAACATTACGGCAGATACCTTGTCATACACCTTCAACATAAACAATTGATTGCCAGACAACATTGCGAGATCTGCTGTTCCATCGGGGAAGTATAAATCTATTGGGTCTATTAGAACTCTAACTTCATTGATATCGTTATCGGACCTAAAGAAAGGACAACGACCATACACATATGTATCTCTTACAGTGTAGAGTTTGATAGTGTCCTTCATGTTAGTTAAGGCTCTAATCTGCATAATGATTACTTCTAAGTCAGACAACTGTTGAAAGTCCACCTTGTGTTTAGAAACTTTGTTACTGTACTCTGTTACAAAATCTGCCAGACAATATCCACCTGGCTGATCAGATCCGTTACTTCTTGTTATGAATTGATCATAGGAACTCCTTTCTTTAGAGGTCCCTACAATGTTTACGAATACTCCTTCCGTGGTTTTATTTAACCTACCCATTATAGTATGTTTAAATTGTTTATAAAATCTTTAATAAATCTGCCAGACAATATCGACCAGGATGATCTCTGTGGTCGACCGAGAAAAACTCGGGTGTTAAAATGATTGCCTCCATAGTATGGGGTTGGTTTGTCATAGAAACTTGCCACACCAAATTGGCGGAACCACTCGTCCTGAGTTAGATGTTTGTCGGGGTATGTGGTCTTAACCACTTTCTCTTTAGTCATTTAATTCTTCTTTAAATTGTTTAATAATTGTTTCTTTATCTTCATCCGTTACGAAACCGAAGTTCTCGTTTACATACTCTATAATTTTTACTTCATCTATCTTTTTAACTTCACCATCCTCGTCCTCATCATCAGATGTTATTTCATCTCGAGCTGAATCAATCATAGATTCAAGCTCGGAATTCCAAAACAATTCCTTGTCCAACAGATAAATGCCTTCCAAGTAAGGATGTTCACTATCATCTACTATTATATCTCCATTCTCATCACGATAGATTTTAGTTTCACCACTGAATCCTATACCACCTTCACTATAAAAGATGTAAGCTTCGATACCCTCATACTGCTTGACCAAGTTGGTTAGAAATTCTATGGGAGGACTCCAAGCTGTATCAGGATATAATCTGATTTCAGTTTCATCATATTCCATATTACAAGTATCGTATGACACATCCCACTTCGTTCCGAACCAACCCACATTGGTATCATACCAATCTCTATCATAATCAGATTTGGTCATATGTTCGGGGAATCCTATAAGGGATTGGAATACTCTGTCATCAGTATCTTTGGTACTTTCGATAACTCTTACTAAAGTAGATATCATTTTTTTATCACCATTAATTCTAATGGAGTTGTTACACCAGTTTGGCATGATTTATAATTTAATTGATTACCAAGATGAACGATAGTAAAAGGAAGCTCCTTTATTATCTTCTTCTAATAAATCCTTAAGTTGAATAATCGTGGATTTAACATAATTCCAATAGTTATCGTCCATCTCATCATTACCGAAGTAGAAACCTTGTGCTGTTGGAAGTATATTTTCCGCCGTATCTTTATTCTCCAAGACATATGTTAATGTTTCCAATAACATCTTGAGGTCTGATTCATCTACAAAACTTTCTTTACAATCATCCACACCCTCTTGTACATTATCGACGAACCATTTGTGAAGAGCATTGAATTTTCTCCAATACATCACTTCTTCAACAACAGAACAAACTCTGTCAGGTTTGATGTGGTCTAATTTCTTTTTACCTTTCTTAATAGAGATGGTGTGCTTTTCTTGGTCAGCCATCCAATCCCAATTCTTAACATAGTGTTTCTTGTAGAGATACATATCTAATCCCATAGTTGTAAGTTTTAGGATACAAAGATAATGAATATTCTTTTATAACACCAAATTATTTAGAGCTTTTTTATAAAAAAAACATGCGCGCGCATCTGGTGGATATTGTTTGGCAAATTCTGTTGTTGATAATCAATGAGTTATGTTTTGCCAAACAACATTGTTGCTGCGCGCAGATCAGTAGCATGCTATGCGAAACAAGTATTACATGCGAAACAACATCGCAAAAAAATCCCCCGTACTTCTACGAGGGACTGAACTAAACTTACTAACCCTGAACCATATTATTTTTTACATAAATCACGAAGTAGTCGAGAACTACCTTTGATTATTGTTGTCTCTTTCATTGCTTCATCAATCGTTGTAATACCTGTCTTATGTAGTTTGTAATCTGTGCCATTGTTAGTGTACCAAATTTCATACGTCTTGTTGTTTGGCGACAATTTAATAGTAGTCGTCATAGTTTTACGGATTTGTTGAAATGTAAAGGTAATACAAAATATAATACAAACCAACAAATTTATTTTTTTATTTATTTTTGCCAGACAATATCCGTCAGGGGCCTCACAGGTATTACATCAAATAAAAAATGGGTATCATTTCTGACACCCATCGTATAACAAACACACCCATAGTGGGTAAGACACATTATAAATATATTAAATATTCTCCACTTTACCAAGTTTATTGTTATAAACTTCCATTATATCACCTAAATGATTCATGTTATAAAGTTCGGCAGTTGTTTCACCACCATTATCACTTGGTTGTAATATTTCCTTGGTGCCATCAATCTCTTGCCAACCAATATCGTCCAGGTCCCCGTTCTCAAATTTTTCTTTGGCAATCTTAACAGCTTCGTTTAAATCATTAGCCTTTACCTCAAACTCGGTTCTCATCCAAGTCGTAACCTTTTGGTCTAAAAAGAATTCAAATGTTTTCATAAGTTAATATTTACTTCTAATACCCCTTCTACGATATAAGTCGTCGTACGGGTTAATATTTGGTTTAAGTGATTCATTAATTAATGTAATGTCAGCTTCAGATATTTCATCCACAAACTTCTTATCAAGGTCATCGATGTGTTTGCCGGACAACTTATCATACCCACCCATCTGATATTTTGGATAGATGATTTTGGTTTCGGTGTCAATTACAGATGCGACGGATTTTAATTCTACTATCATGATACTTTATTTAAAACTTGATTAATGTCGTGTTCGGTGATTGTTAAAATGGTTTCAACATCATAACCAAAACTATCCATATAGTCGAATAACATTTCATCACTCTCGATGATTTGTTGTTTTGTAATACTTGTCTCATCCCATATATCATACCAATCTTTTACCACTCTATCCCTTAAGAATGGAATGGTAAGAAAAAAATCATCAGATAAATGGTCTTTTCTGTCATGAATTTTTAAAATGTGTAGTTTCATATTCCTGCGTTTTTAATGATACAATCTAATTTATATTCGAATTCTTCTCTCATACCTTCTTCATCGTAAACCTTAATGGTTTCATCTACAATACCATTCCCATCTTCAGGATGATAAAATGCGATGTCCACCTCAATAACATCCATTGATAAGTTATTAATAGCATTTTCAATACCTTCCAACATACTTGTTATATGTGGTTCATCACTTTCTTTTGATACTACAAAAATCCAATTAGAAGCTTCTTGTAGTTGTCGGGTAATTTCTTTCTTTGTCATAATTTATCTATAAAGGGTTACATAATCTCCAAAGTATTCTTCGAATGTTGCCACAGCATTTTCATAATCTCCGCTTGTCATACGACGATAGAACATTTCTGAATTAAGACCAAGTTGTTTACATAATCTTCCACCGGTTGCAATTAGGTAGAATACATTTCCATTCGGCCCCGTAAGGTCGATTTCTAATTTGTTTTCTTTTTCTTCGATTGACTTTATCATTGTTATATCATTTGAATTTTACAATTATTTTCTAATTCATCCAAAGGGATTCTTCCGTTGTTAGAACTATAATATCCTTGTAGTTCATATCGTTTTTTCCATTTGTTAAAAGCTTCCGTTGCTTTTTTCTTACTTGGATAATGTGGTTTATCGAACTCAATCGTAAACCCGTCGGGACTTAATACTTGATACTTGGTCATAATTTATTTTTTAATCATTGTTTGTGTATATTCTAATTGGTTTAGTGTGTCCATATGTTGAGAACCACTATATCTATTTTGTTCTCTACGAATTACAACTTGGTGAGAACCCACAATTTCCCATCCATTGTTAATCATTTCATTTACTTTGGTGTTTATTTCACTTGGACTATCACCATACACAATTTTATATTCCATATCATTTATATTTAGAACACGAAGATAATGAATATTCTTTTATCTTTCAAATTAATTTGTTAAAACTTTGTTAAAGAATTTAACAAATGTAATACCTGTGATCAGAGCTACGATATTGTTTGGCAGAAATGTCAAGTTTATTGAGCAGAATACTTGACATATGTAATACGCTTGCCAAACAACATTGGCATCTGTCGGGGACTTCAGGGACTTCGGGAACAAGTGGGACATCTTTTTAGGAACAAGTGGAACTTCAGGAACATGCGTTGTCGATATTGACTGGCACTTGCCAAACAATATTTCCTGGACGATCTGTGCCCACGGCAGTTACAAAATAAAAAACCCCCGTATTTCTACGAGGGTTCGACAGGTTGTCACCAACTGATTATTCCACAAATCAATATTATACTAACTCCACTAAATCGGAGAATATCTCTTGTTCAACTTGTCCGACATTACCAAACATTTTAACTTCGGTATTATCGTTCTTACTATAAGAGTGTGTTGTGTACTTGGTAACTCCACTAAATAAACCCCAAAGGTTATCACCCTTTTGACTAATCTCACCATTTAAGTCAATGTAGAATCTACTTAAATTGTTTCTTGTTCTTGTTGAGATTGAATTTTCATCATTCAAATTTACTTCGGGTTTAATGCCAAACAATTTTCGTGTCACCTTCTCCTTCAACAAATCATCAAAACGTGTCTCACTTAATTCAGTAATGAATCTAAATGTTTCTTTTTCTTCTTCCAAAACAATGTCCAATCTCTTACATATGTCTTCTACCTTTAATGATAAAGATTTTGTATGACGAACCTTGTTTTCTAAACCTTTCATTACTCTAAAGAAAGTATTCATACAACTGATAGTTGTGTTAGAATGACCGAATGCTAATGATGTGGAACCATCAAAAGAATTAACACCCGTTAAGAAACCCTCGATGACGTCATTACCCAATTTAAGGTTGTTACCTTTTAATTGAACATAAATACGACCACCATTTTTGAACTCACCACCTTTGTGAACTTCTAAACCTGTTCTTCCACTTACTTGATGTAATAAGTCCATCAACTCATGGTTTTGATAAGGTTGATAACCATCCGAGTGAACACCTACGATTGTGTTGGTGTCTTCACGAACTAATGCTTTTTTGTTTGGAACAATAATACCACTTGTGGTTTGGATGTCCTCTTGACGTACCGACCAATTTAGGTTGGTTTTGTCTAATAAACTTTTAACTTGTTCATTCATATTAATTAATTTAGAGTGTAAAGGTAGTCTTTTTATATTAACCACCAAATAATAGTTGTTAACATTTTGTTAAAGGATATGTAATACGAACACCTCAGGATGTTGTGCAGGAACTAATATTGTGTGGCAATTGCCAAACAATATCCAGAAGACGATCAGAAGAAAAAGTTTAGACAAAAAAAAGGGATTGTCTTACGACAACCCCCGTTCCTATTATTCACTAACCCAAATTAAAACCTTAAATTAATTTTGTTACTTCTCTTGTAGTTGTAAATGTTTTCAATCATTTCTACATATTGGTCTACCGTACCACAAGCCACTAAATTGTTTGGTCGTAACTTCACTTTGTGTAAGAACTCACTAAACACAAAATCTTTCTTGTTAGAGATAATTTTAATAAATGCTCTTACGAAAATGGCTTTAGTGTAATACTTCTCAAAGTATGGTTTCAACTCCAAGATGTAACCCGCCCACTCACGAGCTTTCTTTTCATTCTTAACAACATAATTACCACTTTCAAATGTATCACGAGCAATTGTTGTCAAAGTGTTGTTCAATAACATTGCAACTTCCGTGTACTTAAACATTGGAAATTCATTAACAAATCTATCAAAGGTTACATAGTGAGAATTACCTTTAGTTACAAACTTGTGTAAGTGGTCAAATGGTGACCAATTCTTTTGTAATGTGTTCATACCGGTCATTTCATCACTACCTGCACCTTTAGTTACTTTGTAACGAATTGGACTACCGACTGACATTGCAGCCTTTACTCTATGTTGTCCGTCAATAACTTCACCACTTCCGTTTAACGTAACAACTGATGAAGATAACCAACCTTTTTCTTTCATACGATTAGCTAACTTCTTAACATGATTAGCGTTTACTAATCTGTTGTCCTCACGAAACTTAAAGATTGAATAATCTTTTGTTTCAAAAATTTCTCCTACTTTCTTTCCGATTTGAATCTTGTTCATTTTAATTATTTTTTAGATTAATGAATAGGACACAAAGATAACGAATATTCTTTTATATATTCCAAATTAATTAGAATATATTTTAATAAAGTTATCCACACATGTAATACGAGAATGTGTCCACCTGCAGCACCTTCGGGATATTGATTGGCAAGAATGTCCCGTTTATTATATAAAAAACTGGACAAGTGTAATACGAACTGGAATCTGTGTGGCCAGCTCCCGATATTGATTGGCAAATGCCAAACAACATTTTATGCATGCGCTGTGGGACACGGGTAAGTGTAATACGTTTGCCAAACAATATCCCGGATGGGAAATCTGTGGAGAGGCGGTAACATAAAAAACCCCCGAATTACTTCGAGGGTCTTCACCTTCCAACCATATATATTTCTACACAACTTCTTTTTCTAAATGTTGTAATACGGACTTCCCTTCATTTTCACATTCATCGTGTCCGTATATACCCCAAGAACTTTCAACTTCGTTCCAATGTTTGTGACCTTTATCACAAGTAGATACTTCATATACCTTATAACCCCAAACGTCGCCCGTAAGGTATTGGTCGTAAGTTTCAACTTCACCTTTAAGGTATTCTTCAACTTTAGTTTCATCAATACCTTCTTTCTTTATCTTATACTTTGATACAAAGATAAAACCAACTTGTCCACTATCCCAACGACAATCAAAAGAACTTGTGGATATTGTAATTCCCGAGTGGTCATAAAGATACAAAGGTAAGATAACAACTTCACCTTCATTCTTAATGATACCTTCTTTTAATTCATCCCAACTATCATAATCTTCTGTACGATAATCGGTCTTATCACCAAGTTCATACCTTTTGTGAAAACAAACCATTGTTCCCAAGTTATCCCAAGTTCGAGGACTTTCAGGGTCTGTGTCTTGAACGACTTCTAATTCAAATTTTTTCATAGTGTTTAATTTAGAGTATAAAGGTAATTCTTTTATGTAACATACACAAATATTTTTATTAAAATTTTGTTAAAGAATATTTCACCTGTTCGTCCGTCTCAAATATTGTGTGGCAATCTTGTTCACTAATTCTTCTTGTTCACGGACCGTGAACATCGGTAATAAGTGAACATGCCAAACAAGTTTCAGACGACTGATCATAATCTTGAGGTTGTGGTGTAATACGTTTGCCAAACAATATGTGCACAGGTCTGTGGCACATGGTCTAACCACATTTATCGTTCATTAAAAATTCGTTTATCGGTCAAATAGGTGTCAAAATGATTGATAAATGACTTGTGTTTGAACGATAAGTTTCATTATGACTTGTATTACGTTTGCCAAACAAATTGTACGGGACCCACTGTCGGGGTGAATTCCCTCCACTTCATAACACGAAAGTCAATGGTAGTAAGGGTTTCATAATTCTTTAGAGAACTTTTAGTAAGTTTTTAGTAAATAGTGTAAAACCTTTTAGAGAACTTTTCTGCCAAACAACATTACATGATCTGCACAGTTTTGCTGAATTTGATAAAATAAAAACCCCCCGTATTTCTACGAGGGGAACACAATATGAACTCACAAACACAAAAACTAAAATTGGTTGTCTTGGAAAGTATGAGGGTTATAATTCCTTCTTATAGGAGTTCTTACTCTATGACTAATTGGTTCGTATGACAAAGGTCTTTCATTGTTGTACGACTTCTCTAATCGTTGTTCGATAGTAGGAACTTCATAGTCCATTTCGGGTGGAACACCATTCTTAACTTGCCAAACCATTTTTTGGATTACATTCAGGGACTCCTCAACGAACACAATACCATTGGTTGTGGTAACTTTGGATTGTACCAAACCACTTTTCATATCAGTATCCATATAGATAGATACGATTTGGTCTACATTTACTAAGGTCGGTGTGCCGCGGTGGGTTAATTTAACTAACATTTATTTAAAATTTATTGAATGGACAAATACGATATTGATATTGAAAGTTTTGTAGTTCGATAACTAACTTATCACCCAAACCTTTCATACTTAATACTACACTCGTGGTTAATTCCTCTAATTGAGAAACATTTTTAATATTGTGTTTTGATAACACATTTTTTAATCTTGTTGATAATTCCAATTCAGTAATTGGTGTTGTTGGGTTTAAAGTAATATCTTTTCTAAAGATACCTTTTTCATCCATATGCCTTTTTGTTTCTCTTCTCATTACATCAATAAAATCGTTCATACATTTAATTTATAGGGTTCTCAATAATTTCATATTCATCTTCATCGGGTAGTAGGTTTAATATTCTACCATTATCCCATTTAACACGATAGTAGTACATATCGTCTACCGATAGGATTGTTCCCATTGTGTTCGGTGGGATAGGATTTGTTTGAGGGTCATCATTCATTAGAATAAGTTTCACTCTTTTTCCAACAAGGTCTTTTACTTGATTTAACATTTTAATTTAGATTTAGATTAGTAATAGGACAAAGATAAGTGTAATACAATTATATACCAAATCTTTTTTAGAATATTTTTGTTAAAACTTTGTTAATGTAATACCCGTGGAGGAAGACCGGAAAAATTATTGACTGGCAATGTGTAATATATTACACTATTTGATACAATATGTAATACGAATACCAAAAAGGTAACTGAATGTGTAATATAATACACTTTCCCGTGGGACGAGCTGATCATAGGAATGTTGTTTGGCATGTTACTTTTATATATAAAAATGTAACAGCATTGCCAATCAATATATTCGGATGATCAGTCACATGGAGAAATGTAATACGAATCTGCCAAACAACATTCCACCAGGTCCATCTGTGTTACGGCATCTCCCAAAAACAAAAACCCCTCGGGAAATCACTCCGAGGGGGAAAACTAAAATATGAAAAACAGAAAATTTACTTTGTTTCAACCAACTTATCAATTACTTCAACCAAATCCATAAAACATATATCGTGGTCTTTGGTTTCAATGACATCAAAGTTTTGTGTTAATAACCTTACTTCATAATAGTCCAAACCATTTAAAGTAATCATAACATATTGTTTCCACTTGAAACCATTTACCTTGAATATAATACCTTTAACCCAACCATCGCTTTCCTTACCAATAACCAATATTTTCTTCTCAACACCCCAACTCCAAAAGATATTGATATCTTGTTGTAATAACTTTAATGTTTGATTAGGTTCAAAAGGTCTTTGAGAACCATATGTCAAAAGTTTTTCTTCGGTTGTCATAGTATTATCATTTAGAACACAAAGATAATACTTTTATCTTTATACTTTCTCATCTATTAAGAATTTGTTGTTAAAATATTGTTAATGTAATACCAAAATCTCTCACCTGTCGTCTCCATCCGGATATTGTTTGGCATTTGCCACACAAATTCTCACCAGGTCCAGTTACTTTCAGGTGGTAATAAAAAACCCCCACTTTTCAGTGAGGGTTATTTTTTAATTTTGTTCTATACTATCAAACACACTATGAAGTGTTTTGAAAGAATTATAAACCAACTCTTTTTGAGAGATAGGAGTATTTTCTTTATTGGTGAAGTACCAACCTTTTCCAATAGTGTGTCTTACGATACCCATAAAGTCGTGTTGTTCGGACAATCCTTTGTGGTTGTCAATCGTGAAGTTGTCTAACTCTTTTTTCTTTTCGTTAATCAACTCAATACAATAGTTCCATTCTTCTTTTAAGAACTTGATGTTCCAATCAAATTGCTCTTGTGTCATTTTCTTTTTCATATTCTTTATTGTTTTATCGTCTTGACTGACGTTTAATATGAACCACAAAGATAACGATAATTCTTTTATCCACCAAATTATTTTAAATGCAATACCAAGATTTTTCATCTGTCGTCTCCATCCGGATATTGTTTGGCATGTATGACAAAACCACTTGGTTCCTGAGGTTACAAAAACTTGTTTGGCATATCCGTTAATATCCGTAGATATCTTATATCATATCCGTATTTGCCACACAATAATTTTCCCGAACCCTGACTCAAGATTCCTTGTATGACAATTGCCAAACAATAAATTCACGGACGAGGTTGGTAGGGAAATAAAAAACCCCCGTATTACTACGAGGGTCAAAACATAAAACCTATGAAAACAATTAACCAAGTACCAATTCTTTTGTGGACTTACGAATGTAGTGGGTCTTAACAAACTCCTCAATGAAGATTAACTTAATCTCTGTATTACCTACACCACACCTTTGTAATCTAAAATGACCTCTAACCTTAAACTCACCCAAAGCTATCGTACCCACATTCCATAAACTATTAACATACACCACATTTACTCTCGTTTGATTTTTAACATGAATTGGTTTTAATATACTTCCATACTCACTTTTAGATTTAATGTCAATAAACTTCACATTCACACCAGACAACTCAATAAAAATCATTGGTTTTAATATGAATTCAATTACATCAGTTAAAATATTACAAGTATAATTGTTACCCCACAATTTAAGATAGTATTCATCTAAACTTAATCTTACTTTTTCATCAATTCCATTAACACCATTAGTTTTTTCTAAAAATCTAACTTCATTGGTTTTCAAATTAAAGTATTGAAAAGATTGAAATAAATTACCACTTATATATTGGTTATGTGTAAAGATAACGTCATTATCATTTTTCACATATTCAAAAACAATATTGTTATATAAACTTTGTTTATCACTTGGATAAAATAACAAACATTCTCTATTAGGTAATAACTTTAAGATTGAACACATATTTTTTGCATACACATCAAATTTATTATCCCACATAGGTTGATAAACATTATCAATCTTAATTGATTGACAAGTTAATAATACATCATTACCTAATACAAATTTTTTGTATTTTGGTTTTTTACTTGAAATAGTTTCAAATAATTGGTTTTCTTTAATTTTCATATTGTTTGTTTTGTGGACACAAAGATAATACTTTTATCTTTATACAACAAATATATTTTAATTAATTTTAGAATATTTTTTTTCCTGATCGGTTTGAATATGTTCTGGCAATTGCCAACCAACATTGACTGAGTAAACTGACTCAAGGGTTCGGTGTATGACAAATGCCAAACAATAAATTTTAAATTCACGGGGGGTAGAAAAAGTTTCACTAAACTTGCCAAACCAATTACTCCGGTAAAGTGAAGTCAAGGTTCGTTGTATGACAAATGCCAAACAATAATTTGGATTACGAAGTATGAGTGAAGTCAAAAAAAAACCACCCCTTTCGGAGTGGTCAGTTTGTAGGGGAACAAACCTTAAAGAATTGTGTATTCTTGTTTAAGAATTTTAATTCTTTTAATGTGGTCTAATGAAGTTACCTTGAAGTTCAAAGTATTCTCTAAACCATTTTGATACTTTGAGTAGTCCGTTTTCGTATCAATAAGGTATTGAGTGAACATTACCTTGTCAATACTATTACCCTCAAAAATATACTTGGTTTCCAAATAACTACTATCGTGGTCTTGGTAACGGAAGTAAAAATTATCGGGATTCTTCTTACTAACAACTAAACACTTTGAAACTTGGGTAAACCAACTTTCTTTTTTGTCCTCGTTGTCGGTAGGAGTGATTCCCTCACTTTTATACTTTCGTTCTAATTGACCCTCGTAATCAAAACCCGTTTGGATATTTGATAATCGTTGTTCAATAGATACTTGGTCATAGTAAGGGTTAGGGTTACTCTTACCACTTGTCTTGAAGTCAAGATACTTATTCATCTTAACTTTTTTTAATGTTGTCAATCCCACATTAGGGACAAAGATATCTATACCTGATAGTATATCTTTTAGTTCAGTTTTTGTAATGTTCATATCTTATTGTTTGTGGATACAAAGATAGTGTATATACTAATACAAAGTTAGAATATACAAATAAAGTTATCCACATTCCGTTGTTAATAACTTGTTGGTAACCATAGGTGAACCCTTCGGGAACAATGTTGTGTGGCATCCCCCTATCAGTAGTGGGTGTAGGGATATACCCCCTCCCCCCTCCCGTATCCCCCCTTATATAGGGGGTATTTCGGTGTTCTGAAAGGGGGGTCAATACCTCGACTGAAATTTTTCCGGAAAAAAAGTCAAAAAATGGACTTTACCCCTAAAAGTGAAATAAAAATTTTCCAGAAAATTTACATTCTTGTGGATTTTATCTATATTATAATTATGAAAATAGATTTAAGTAGTTTTGACTGGGGTCCCACTTCTGATCATCTCAAAGAATACCTCATGAATGAAATATTCAATCCGATTAATAACGGTGAAAATAGTGACTATGAGAAAATCTTTCAAGTGGAAGAGAATGATATTGTTGTAGATATAGGTTCAACGGTCGGGGATTTCCCTTATAGTGTATTACATAAGAAACCGAAACACATTTACGTTGTGGAACCGATTATAACGTTTTTTGATGTATTGAAGAAAAATTTGGAGGGACATCCCGTATCTTTCACTAACGCAGCAATATCCTCTGAGAGATACATGAAGATTTCATGGGACGGACAGGAACAAGATGTTAGAACATTGACTTTCAAAGAATTTATTGAACAAAACAGATTATCCAATATTAATTTCCTAAAAATAGATTGTGAGGGGGGAGAGTATAGTATATTAACTGAAGAGAATTTATCTATTTTAAAAAACATTCCCAAGATTGTAATTGAATGTCATTTGGGTTATAAGATTCAGAAAGAACAATTTAGAAATTTCAGGGACAATGTTCTACCTCATTTTGAAAACTATCAAATAATGTCATTAGATTTTTTTGATATTAAGTGGGATTTATGGAATGAACATTTTTTAGATTACTATGTTGGTGTTTACTTATACATTGATAATAGATAGAAAAAAAGTGAAAAAATGGACTTTACCCCTAAAAGTGATTTAAAAATTTTCCAGATTTTTTAGGGTAAATGAGAACTATATTTCCAATTCATACCATATTCCCTATATATCGGGGGACAATTTCATTATATTAGAAATATATATCCAATTATGGGTATTTATATCATATGGAAAATAACATAGACCAAAGGATTATAGAGTTGAAAATAGAATTAAATCAACTTATGACTTGTAAATTCATTGGGGAATTGACATTTGAACAAATAAGGTTTGTTAAACAAATACATACCCAAAGTAAAATTGAATATGTTATGGCACAAATAGATATACCTAAAACAGGTAAAAGAATTAAGTTCTCAATTGGAAGAAAAGACGAAACTCAAGTTAAAATGGACGACCCAATGTTTAAATCATCCGTTGTCCATAAAATAAAGAATTTGGCATCAGAAAAATACGGTTGTTAATATGAAAATCATCCTTACAGAATCTCAACTAAAGACCGTCATCAACGAAAGACCAATTAGATACACCGAAGGTGAGGAGTATGGTATATCCGAACAGATTGATTGGTTAAACATGCAGAAGGAGTTTATGTTTATTCAAGGTGAAGCAGGTCATAAGGTAAGATTAATCAATAATATAATACATAATCTACAGAAGCTACGATAATGGTGGAATATTTATAAAACATATATGTCTTTAATTAGTTCTAAAAAACAATATGATAAATTAATATCATTTGGTTGTTCATTTACCGCAGGAGGTACTTTTACTGAAGGGGGGTCGTGGGGAAATTTTCTATCAAATAAATTGGGGTGTAAATGCGAACACAATGGTGGGGTTGGTTCTTCCAACTACATGATTATGACACACGTTATAAATTATTGTGAAACTCACGATATGACCAATATATGTGTAGGTATACAGTGGAGTCAACTTATTCGTAGAGAACTTTTTGATAATAAAACCGGATACTATACCACCTTTGTTGCTTCGGCGTTATATGATGATTACAATGACCCCAACGTAAGCTTAAAATTCTTTAAAGATAATAAAGAATATTTTATCTCATTGTGGTTCGACAATAGAGAAATGGTTATTAGAACAATACATTCAATGATTATGGCTCAAAACTATCTAAAATCTAAAAACATAGATTATATCATGTTTGAAGGAATTGGTTCCATTATGGACATCGATTTTAATGAAAATGATATTAAAGTAAAAAATCTTTCTCTTTTAAAGAACGAGAATAAGGTGAAATTATATAACGATATATCATTCTTTAATGAATTAGGAGATATGAAGTCATATATGCAAAAACATCCTGATTATAGTAACGATTTAAATTCTGGTCATCCCACCACATTTATACAAGAACTTTGGGGAAATCATTTGTATAATTATATTTTAAATAAATCGTAATATTTATATAAAAAGAAAACAATATGGAAACAACAAAAACAGATTCATTGGATAACACAATCACAATGAAATATGATGATACTAATGATACTGTGTACGTTAAAAACAGTGCAGTTAGTGAGGAATTTATGGAAGTCACCAAAAACGAATCAATGGTTGAATTTGACGTTATAATGATACCAGATTATCTTGATTGGAATAATTGGTCTGATGATTTAACTAGAACCGAATTAAAGTCGTTTTGGGACGAACATAAAGTTAGCAAATAATTGAAGACCCTCCTATATGGAGGGTTTTTTATTTATACCACCCCAGGAACTCTTGGTATACAAGATATTTATAAGATATGAAACTAATGGACCTGTTAGAAGAGAATGTTAATAAACCTAGAATTGTTTATTATAATACACCAAAGGGTTATGACTCCACTCCAGAAAATCATAAGATGATTAAGAAGATGATTAATGTCTATAGGGCTCTTTCTAAGGGTCGTGGTAGGGTTCAGGTACATCATGGTGGTAATTATCCTCCTTTGGACGTATCCTACGAATTACCCCCTTTAAACACCGTTGTAATCCTGATTGACTATCCTACTAAAAAACAACTTAAAGATGGTGTTGATGTTCAGTATATATTTGATGTCGTTGGTAAGGTGAAATATACCCTCCATAACTTTGAAACACAACGAGATACCGATATGGATAGATTTATGATGCATAAGGGACATGCCATCTCATCTGTATATAAAAGGAAATTCGATAACTTCGGTGTTGATATCAGCAGTTCTTAATTTCTAACCTCCGATAACCCCGTTCACAATTTTCTGTTTTCACACGCCGGAACCCCCGTTGAAATTTGTCTCTCTCTTTTTGTGTCCCTTAATAATAATGAGATATTTATATCATATGAAAATTTTAATATCTGAACAACAATTAAAACGTATAATAACGGAACAATCATCCACGGTTGTTGTAAGTGGTACATATACCGCAAATGACTGTGATGAATTACATGCGTTTCAAAGCACAAAACAAATCATAAATGGTAAACAGGTTAGTAAAATCATTGGTAATATGAATGTTCTTGTTGGTAATAAACTCGAAGAGTTATATAAGGGTGGTATGAACCCTATGGTATCTAAGGTGGATGTATCCGTTAATGGTATGACTGTCAATTGGTCTTGTACTATTGTACCGAGTCCCGATGGTAAATCTTGGGTTGGTTTTACCAGTCGTGGTGCGGGATGTAATGATGATGTTATTAACCGTGCTGAGTCCGTTTCACGAGGAAATGATATGGAGTCGGCTAAGAAACGTATTATGACCACATATACCGAATCTAACATTGATATTCAGAAAGTTAACGATTTCATACATAAAGGTGGTCAGAACTCATTTAGACAGGTCTTCTATCGTTATACAAAACCTAATTCATTCCCTCCTGTTGGTGGTAAAACAACTCCTGTTGACAAACCTAATAATACCCAACAATCAACTTTCAATGGTAATTTTGAAGATGGTAAAACGTATGTTGCAATAAGAGATAAGGATAATCAAAAATACCAACTTACAGTTCAGAATTTGGAGAATGTGAATGGGAAAAATTTTAATATGAAAATTGTTGGTCCCGGTACATACGGAGGTCAAAAATTAAATGGTCAAGCATTTGAATTAACATTAACATCACCTAACGTGTTATCGGGTAATTCTGAAATGGGGGATTTCATAATACAATAAAGAAACATGAAATTATTTGATATTATATTGGAAGATGAAAACCTATTACCGTTAAGTGAAAAAACTGAAGCGAGGTCAAAGGAAGATTTTTTATTAAAAATGAAACAATTGTTCCCTTATGGAAAAGGTAGTCTTTATGATTTCGGTAATCAAGAAAATTTCACAAAAAATTCAACCGTAAATGTTCATTGTAAGAAACATAACGTTGATTTCCCTGCACTTGTTGAGTATCTATTGAAAGGTCGTATTGGTCCAAATGGATGTAGTGAGTGTAAAAAAGATGATAGTCAAAATAATATTAAATCAACTAAAAATGATTTTTATAGTAAGGTAAAAGAGATATGGAAGGATGAAAATGGAAATCCTTTATATATCTACAATAGACCAGGTTTAAGAAGATATACTGGTATCAATAATGAATTTGATTTTTATTGTCCGAAAGTTGGTTCCGATGGAAAACCTCACGGTAAACAAACTATAAAAAATGCACAACTTCACATATATCAAAATGTTGGTTGTGGGAAATGTAAAGACGAACAAGGAATAGTTAAACAACCAATTAATCTTTCTCGTGCAGAGTTTATAAGAAAAGTTAAAGAAAGAATGAAATTATACCACATTCCAATAAGTTGGTATGAGTGGTCTGGTATGGAATATAAAAGTCCGTATCAAAACGGAAAAATAAAATGTAAAAAACATAATAAAGAAGTCACAAAAGTAAAAGCAAAATATTTTTATGATGGAATACCTTTATGTTCAGAATGTGAAAGAATTGCAATTGAAGAAAAAAACTTCATGGATAAAGTTCGTGAATATTCGGGAGATAGATTTGTTTTATTATCGGACTATATCAATAGAGAAACACCGATAACACTTGGTTGTACATTACATGGAAAAACACCATACCCTATTGAAAGAAGTTACCCATCATCAATTACAGACGCAATTAAAAGAGGAGGTTCAATTGAATGTAAAGAATGTGATAGGGTTAACAATTTAAATAATTATAAAAGAAAATTTGAGGATGTTCAGTCTAATAGGTCGATTAAATACACTTACCCAAATATTGATAAAGAATTTATTAATGGAAACACAAAAATACCTATTGAATGTCACGTAAAAGGTCCTAATGATAAAGAACATGGAATGTTTTGGCAAACTCCCTCTAATCATTCTACAGGACAAGGTTGTCCAATATGTCAAGAATCAAGAAATGAAAGATACATTGGTGAACTATTAAGAAAAAATGGTATAAAATTTGAAAAAGAAAAGAACTATCCTGAACTTGGTAATCAAAAATTTGATTTTTATTTACCAGAACCATATAATGTTCTTATTGAATATGACGGAAAACAACATTTTGAACCCACGTTTGGTAAATCAGAGTACACTAGACAAATGAATTATAATATATTGTACGAAAGTGATAATATAAAAAATGAATTTATTAAAACTAATAATTACGGTTTGGGTTTGATTCGTATACCTCATACCCTTAAAGAAGGTCAATATGATAAATTATTAGAGAACAAATTAAAAGTTGTTGAAAGAAATAAAATAGAATATGTCGGTGACTATCCGGAAAGAGAAACACCTAAAACCCCTAAAAGTAAATTTAAAATAAACGAATCCAAATTATCGTTAATTGATACGGTAAGAGATATTTATAAAAAAACAATTTAATATGGGAACCGCGGCACCAAAAAAACGAGCAATGAGAAGTATAAAATCTGGAGTTAAATCATTTAAGAGAACCTCCAAAAACACTGAAATAATTAATCGTTTGAAGAAAGAATTAAAGAAGTAATATGAAACAAACATTACACGAACAAATTGATAGAATTAAAATCATGATGAATCTAAATGAAGACGATTCTCAATCCATGATTATGTTACAACAAGATACCCAAGAATTTAATCAAAAAGTTGACGAAGATTTGACAATAGAAGAATATGAGGGAATCATATGTTTAGAAACAGACAATATCGATTTACCATCAAATGTTAGCGGTGAAGACCGACAAAAGATAATGGAACTAAAGGAAAAGATGAAAACAGCATCATTTTCTGAATTAATGCAAGTGAAAAAACAACTGAAGGAATTAAAGAGACAATCAAAATTACAATCTGAACAAGTTGCGGCACCTGCTGTCGTTACCTTATTAGGTGTTAGTATGAATCCTGGTGTTGCTATTGCTGTTGGTGTGATTCTTTTCGCATTAGTGTTATCTTTTTTAGGTAAATTATTTAGAACGAAAAGAACAACATATTTTTGTGATGGTACAAGGTCTCGCGGTCTTTTTGGACTTTTAAGATGGTAGTTATTGAACACAATTAAAGATACCTCGGGTTTGAAGACCCGACTTAGGACCGGAATGGTTAACGTTCCGTTGGGATATGAATTCGCTACTCATATCCCTTTTTGTTATATTTATATAATATGAAACTTATCATAAATGAGACACAACTAAGAAAAATTGTTCTAAACGAACAACAAACTCAAACTGGTAACCTAACATCTGTCGAACAAACTATGTTGGGGTTCCTATCAAGATTTCTTCGTGGTGAGGATGGTGAAGTCCAAAATACACCTATCAACGACCTTAAAAAGATATTTAAATTCAATGACAAATTGGTATATCCAATGGCTCAAAGATTATTGGAGAAAAAGAATACAGGTAAAAAAACATATAACGATAATGAATTTAAAGCGATGTTTATGGCGATGGATAGGGCGATAACCAAAGAACAAAGATATGAATTCTATAAAGAGGGTGGTGAAATAACTAAAATAGAATATCACGCACAATATTAATATGAAACTATTACTATCAGAACAACAATATAAACTATTAACAGAATCAAAGTCATTTGATGAGTTTGTTTTAAAAAGAATGGGTGGTGCGTCTAAAATTGCAAATAGTGCAAAAGAAAAAGGTGGACCTTCAATGTTGACTTACCACCACTTTAAGGTTAAATTACCATATTATAAAGAAGCCTCCGAAGGTAAATTCGATATGGATAAGTCTAAAAAAGAATTTATGGAAACGTTAAATAAAATATCATTAGATATGGACCAAACTGCGTTTCAAACTGAAGTGGGTAGATTGGAAGTACTTGGTGAACTTATAATCAAACACAAATAACATAATATTTATATAACATGAAAAGAATTATCAAATTAACAGAAAACCAACTTAAAGATATCGTATCTAAAGTTATAAAAGAACAAGGTGCACCTATAGGTAACCCCAATTTAAAATCACAATTGAATCCAGTAACAAATAACCAAAAGGTTCCATATCAAGTCAATAAAGGATGGTGGACCGGTACAAACGTTGAAAAATTTGTTAAATCATACACAAAAGAACCTGAAGTTGTTGGAAACGGAGAGAATTACATATGGGGAACAGTTGGTAATGTCGATTGGAACTTTGAACAAAATGGTAGTTTTTTTACGAGTAAAATTGGCGATCCTGATGAGATTGAAAAGGGGACGTGGAAAGATAATAATGGTTCAATTGAAATTACATTAGGTAATAAGAAATTTAATTCAAAGGATAACAAATGGTCAAACGGAATTTCTACAGTAAATTGTGCACCACAATTAATTGATGCATCTAAAGGAAAAATGTTGAAATTTGGTTGTAAAACACAAGGTGTTAAAGAACTACAAAATTTATTGGACGTAACCCCAATCACAGGTTATTTTGGAAATAAAACACTTGCCGCAGTTAAAGCGTTACAAACATCTAAAAATATTAAAGTAGATGGTATTGTTGGTATTGAGACATATCCATATGTGTTGTCGAATGGTCAAACTAACACACCAATACCTGGTAGTAATACCCCTGGTACGAATATCACATCACCTACAAAGTAATGAAATTAGAAATAACAGAACAACAATTAAACTTAATAGAACAACAACAATTAAATGAGATTGCTTGGATTAAATCTGTTTCATCACATATTTCACAATTAGACATTCCACTTACCCCTTCTTTTGTTAATTACATATGGGGTAAAAAACAAGTCAAATCATTTCATGTTAGTGACGTTGAAAACATTGACAATATTAAATCTATAATTGGTAAACGAAAATCAATATCTACGTTCAAATATATGAACAAAGATTTATTAAATAAAATGAACGGTGTTCAAACTGAAGGTGGTATTATATATGAAATAGTGGGTGACTTATTGTTTGAAGGTCCTAGAGATATGATGAGTTCTCCGGACGCAACAGGTAGACGATGGATTCCGATATATGTGTTTCCAAAATCAATTAGAGAAGAGATGGGGTTAGATGAAGAATCCGAATATGACAGTACAAACGATTTTGACGTACAAACAATAGGTAGGTATTATCGTAAAATGGATGAAATTATAAAAAGAAACTCCAAAAAAATTAGAGAGTTTTTTAGTAATTTTAATAACTATAGTGAACAAGGTGGGATGTGGAATGAGACAATAGTTCATAACGTTCATGTGAAAGATATTTTATGGAGAGAGAATGTTGTTGACTTTTTAGAGACGTGGGAGACTGAAGAACAAAAAATTCAAGTGATAGATGAAATAGGTCAAAAATTAAATTCAATTGCATCGGGAGAAGTTTATTTGGCAGACAATCAAGGTAGATTTGGATTCTTTAAAATAAAACCATCAAAATGGGTTGAGGAACGTGGAGGATTTAGTAGTTATAAAAAATACAAGAAAAAGGAACATATAAATCCTGAACCTACAACAATCTCAATTAATTAAATTACATAATAATTTTTTTGTATCAATTATTTTTTGTATATTGGTATTATAAAATAAATTATTATGGCAAAGTACACTAAAAAGTGGGACAAAGAATTTACTAAAAAATATTCAGATTGTCTATCCCAATTAGAGTCTCTTGAAAGGGAATTTAAAACTATGGTTGAAGATAACCCAGACCAATACATTTCAGTTTATCCCGACACTTCCAACATTGAGTTGGGTCAAGAAAATGGTTTCTACATTTACAATTGTGGAAATGACGAACAATCTCATGTTGACATTCAATTATCAAGTACAATTGGATCTTTTAATTTTACATTTACTGACTTAAAAAAATTAATTGAATTTAGGGATGAGTTAATGAAATCAATTGACACATTTAAAAGACCATTAGAAAAAGAAAAAAACATTATTGATTCAGATTGTGATGAGGATTTACCTGAAGACGCTGAAGAAACAGAATGGGAAATTAAAGCTGAACAACCATTAGTTCAATCTTGGACTTATAGAGTTATGGCTAAAAGTGCATGTGAAGCAATTAAGAAGATTGAAGAAGGTGAAGAAGATGGTGTGGAAAATAATGACGATAACGAATATTACGATTATGGTGATATTGAGTATGAAGCAATTTAAATAAATTAACCCAGTATTAAACTAGAATTCTTTATATCTAGTTTTGCTTCTAGTGCTAGTATTCTAGAATAAATACTGGAAAAATATAAAAAAACAAAAAATGAGCAAAGTAAAAATTTCAACAGTAAAAGGTGATATGATTGCGGAATTATATGACAACGAAACACCGATAACAACCGACAACTTCAAAAAATTAATTAATGAAGGATTCTACAATGGATTAAATTTCCATAGAGTATTACCTGATTTCGTTATTCAAGGTGGGTGTCCAAATGGTACGGGAGCAGGTGGACCAGGATATAACATTCCTTGTGAGGTAACAGCAGAAAAACAATACCACGATAAGGGAGTATTATCTATGGCACATGCTGGTAGAAACACAGGAGGTTCTCAATTCTTCATTTGTCATAGTCGTAATAACACTTCTCATCTTGATAGAAACCATACCTGTTTTGGTAAAGTAATCGATGGTTTGGATGTTATTGATTTAATCCAACAAGGAGATAAAATAAATTCAATTGAAATAATTTAATTTAATGTTAGACAATAATTCTCTAACCCTTTTTCTAAATTGTATTTAGGTGTCCAACCAATCATCCAATTTTCTGAATTACTTTTAGTATGAAATTGATATCCTTCAGGGATATCTTTTTCGTTATGGTAGGTGTAACTAATTTTCAAAATATCTAAAACATCTTCAAAAGTTCTAGCGTCACCACTACCGACTTCATACCATTGACCTCTATTATCGTCATAGTTTTCTAATGCAAATAAATTGGCACTTATCACATCCTTAACATAGACAAAATCCCTTTGTGGTTTATTAGGGAATAACTTGATTTCCTGACCTTCTTTTTGTTTTTCCAACATTTGATATGCCACAGATGCCATCCTCCCTTTATGACCCTCTAATGGACCATAAACGTTAAAATAACGTAAAGCAACCCCACCACATTTAACAACGTATTGTTCGGCAGCATATTTGCTCCACCCATAAAGATTGGACGGATATTCTTCATTTGTTCCATAATTGGCAGCAGAGGAAGAATATATAAACTTCTTGCCCAATAACTGACACCATTCCGCAACCCTACGGGTAAATTCAAAGTTCCGTGTCATCATGTAGTTAACATCAGTTTCTAATGTATCTGAACACGCACCAACGTGAAATACCACTTCAGGATCAAACTTATTTAATTTAAAATATATTTCGTTATACCAATCCTCAATATCAAAAATATCTTCATTTATTTCCAAAATATCATGTTTATCTTTTAACTCATTTAGAAGATTTTTTCCAATAAAACCGTTTGTGCCCGTTATTAAAATTCTCATAACTATTTTTTTATCTGTTCTTAAAATTTAAATCATATCTAATACCCAATGCAGGTTCAAACTTGGTAATTCGACTATTGCCGCGAAATACAGAATATTTTACTACATTTCTAAACTTACCATTCGTTTCTAAATGGAATCGTTCTGTAATGCGAACTTCTTTTGTAAACCCAAAAATAAAATACCAATTTGTACTTGACTTTACATTGATATTATCGGTTAAATCGAGTAAAGATTTTGATAAATTATAACGTAAAAAACCAACACCGAAAGATAAATCAAACCCATATTTTAAAGGTGTTATATAATACATACCCATACCAAATCTTTTATTTGAACTTAATATAAATCTATCCGTTTCACTATAATACTTATTCTGAAAATCATCTGGATAAATTACTTTATCCCTATATATATCAACTCCAAACCCATCTCCCTTTGGTTTACTTCTTCTTTCATAGTAAGCATTACCGTGAGGAGAAACTCCTAAACTAATACTACCCGAATGTTCATATTCTGATGTATTATTGATATACTCTTTAACATAAGAAATAGTTTTAATTTTTTTCAATTTATATTTTTCTTCTTGTGCGTAAGAAACGAAAGACAGAAATATCATTAATAATGGTAATAACTTTTTCATATTATTTTTTTTGTCTTGTTATCGGTACACTCACCCCTCTTTTCTGAACAACAATTGATGCCATTTTATTTGCAAATATTATCGACTCCTCAATGTTTTTAGTTTCTAAATATTTTACGGTAAATGATGCGGTAAATGTGTCACCAGCACCACTAACATCAATTGTTTCACGAGGATCGGGTGACGGGTATATGGTATCCATATATTTTGCTCCTTTTGAACCTAACGTTACAATTAATTTGTTTGGATATTGTTTTTTAACGTCATCACTAAAATTACTATACTCATGTTCGTTTAATTTTATAAAATTAAAATTAGATACAAGATTAGGTGAAATTTTTTTCTTTGTATCCATGACAATAAAACGAGAATGATATGCAACTTCTAATAATATTTTTTCATTCAAATATCCCTTATTGTAATCACTTATAATAATTGCGTCAGATTCTTTTATTTCATCAATAACACTATCAGTTAATTCTAAAGGTGTAATTGTTTCCTCACCTTCATCGACTCTAATAAACATGTGATTAGATTTGTCGTCCACATATCTTGTTTTTTTAATTGGTTGAAATTGATGTAAATGTTTAATCGTCACATCTTGATTTAATGACTTCAAATTTTCAACTACATTTCCTGCCATTCCAAAATTTCTTTCCACATATAACGGATTAAAAACTGGTACGGGTGCCTCAGGACTTAATCTCTTTGTTTCACCATATACGAATATATCCGTACAAAATTCACCTATTACAGTTATTTTCATATTTTACTTTTGACTATCACCTTTCCACACTCTGTATGAATCTGTGTCTTTATGTTCTGTAGACACTTCAAATACTACACCGTCAGTTAACGCTTCTAACTGATGAGGTTGTCCGGGTCTTTGTCTTACAGTATCACCAACTTTTAATTGTTGTTCAATGGTTTCTGCCGTTTCTGTATCTATCCATCTGTAAATAAATTCACCTTTATCTACATACCAAGTTTCATCTTTAATCATATGATAATGCATAGAAAATTTTGCTCCCTGTTTAAATCTTAAGAGTTTACCACAATACATTTCATTATTTTCAATAATGATTTCATCACCCCAACCTTTTGGGACACAACATCCCTCAGTTTCGAGAGAGTTAATTACAATTGGTTTTTCCATATTTGTAATATAATTAAACAATTCCTAAAACTCAAGTATTTATATAAAAACAAAACGATGACTAAGAAACTTAAAATCACAGAATCACAACTTAAAATGTTGGTAGAAAACAACAAAAAGACAGTTCAAGTGGAAAATGTGGTAGAACCTAAAAAAGAGGAATTACCTCAAGTAAACGAAACGGTGGAGAAGATAAAGAGTGAGTTCAAGAGATACTTGTAACAATATTATTATAAAGTCGTAGATAAACCCTTCAGAAATGAGGGGTTTTTTATTATACATAAAGAGATATTTATATAGATATGAAGATTTTAGATGTTTTATTGGAAGAGTTACTACTTGAGTTAAGTGGTCAGGAAATACACCAAAAGTATTATTCTAAAATACCATATGAAACTTTTGTTAATATCGTTGTTTCTGACCCAAGGTCAAATGTAGATGGAGTAGGTAATTTATTGAATTTAGGAAAATACTCAAAATTATTATTATCACTATACCAAAAAGGTACATTACAAATTGAAGATTTGGTTAAAGCAAAAGAATATTTGGGATATGTTTATTTACATAACATACCGGTGGAAATTGGTAAAATAAGACAACTTGGTGATTTATACAATATTGTTAAACAATATATTATTGAGGATACGTTAGATTTTAAATTAATATTGGATTCGTTAGTTTTAGGTACCGACTATAAATTATTACATACCGGTAAAGATTGGACATTTTACCAACCATTGACCGAAAAGGGGTCATCTTATTTAGGTGTTAATACTGAATGGTGCACAACTTGGGGTCAACATTGTTTGAATAAAAAATATAGAGATAGAGGAAATTATTTCCAATCACATCACGTTAAAGGTCCTTTATTCATAATGATTAATAAAAACAATCCTTTGGATAAATACCAATTCCATTTTGAGACAAATCAATATATGGATAAGGATGATAGGAGAATTAACACAACTGAATTTTGGGTTGGTAAAGATGAGATTAAATATTATTTCTTTCCGTCGTTAGTGAGAGAAACATCAGAACAAGAAGTGAAAAGTGAAATTGCTAGAATATCCATTTTACCAGATGAAGATGGGATGGATGTAATTAAAAAATCAATAGGTACAATTGATAATCCATTAGTGGTAGCAATTTTAAATTTGGATAACGATGCGTTGGAGGATTTAATTAATGATGACACTAGAAATGGTTCTGTGGATGTGTATCAAGGGAGGTTAATAATACAAGTTGATGATGTTAGTATTGGTGAAGCTACCGGTGTTAACGACAGTATTAATCAATATAGAGGTGAAGCAAGTAATGGATGGGAATGGGTACATAGTGATTTGGAAAATAAATATTATGAACAAGAAGAGTATTCTTCAGATATTGAAGGGATTTTTACAAATTATTATAATGAAAATAAATATGAATTATTAAATGAATTAGGGGTTAAAAATATTGAGGAATTCACAAAGGATTATTTTCCTGATTATTCATCAAACGAAGATTTGAAAGATTATTTTGTTGACGATGTAACCGATTTAAGTTATAGGAGCTATGAAGAAGAAAATGATAGAGAAGCGGACGCAATTGAAAAGTATTTATCTTTCGGTAGTGATGATGAATTTAATTTTTCAGTAGTTCATTTAGTTCGTTTTTTAATCAAAAATGAAATTAAATTTATTGGAGATGATGAATGGCCGTTACAAGATGTTTTAGATAGCTATATAAGTCAATATAATATAACCACACAAATAGAAGAACCTGTCTATAATTTTGAAATAACGTATCCAAAATATGGTGACAATAATTATATAACAAGAGAAACTAAAAAGTATTTTGAGAAAATAATATCTGACCCAAATAGGAGTCGTCATTGTATTGAACTTAGAAAAAAATTAAATGACATTGTCGATAAATTTTTTAATGGTGGGTACGGTAAAGATAGGTTTGATAATGAACATGTGACTGTGAGAATTAAATCTATGTCAATTGATTGTGACAATGAATCGATTAAAATTGATTATGAGAACAAAGATAATAAACAAAATTTTTATAACAAATCAGTTAAAATAGATAATTTAGTTTCATACTTAACTAACTATCAATTGAATTTGAATGAAAATAAATTAAAGTTAATGTCCTTTATAAAATGAGAATATTAATATCAGAAGGTCAATTAGAAAAGTTAAAGAAGTCATTTAAAAAAATACATTGTTCAGAATGTGGATGGGAATGGGATTTATCTGACGGAGAAAAAGATCCGTATACTTGTCACAAATGTGGTCACGTAAATAAAGAACAAGAGGTTGACGAAAGAAGTAGAAGTTTTGCATTTACAAGAAAAAAAAGGTTATTTAGTAAACCGGAAAGAACGTCCAATCCTTTAAGATATAAAGAAAGTGACAGACTTGAGGAATATAGACCACTTACCGATAAACAAGTTAAAAGTATTGAGGATTTAAATAAAGACGCTAAATTCCTAACTTGTAAGAATTGTAGAAAGAAATTCACCCAAACAACACACAAAAACAAGAAATCATTACCAATTTGTCCTTGGTGTGGAACTCACAACAAATAATAAAATTTTTTTGATATATCATTAAAAATACATAATTTTGTGTCTAAATCATTTATATGAAACACATTATTATTATTTTAACTATGTTATTTACATTATGTTTGTTTACACAAGAACCGACAACCAGAATTGAATATTACATCATACAGACCTCACCAAAGGTATTTGATACAGTAATGGTGGAAGTTGAGGGTAAACCAATATGGTTATATAAAAACGGAAAAAAGGTTTCCGTTAAAATATATCATTATGATACCGTTTATTATAGAAATAAACCAAAAGTAATTAAAAATTAATTACCTGTTCTATTTTGTACCGTTTGTTGATTTACCGATGCGTTAGTTGTTGTTCCGTATGATTTTGTAATGTTACCCGTTTTTTGAACGAGTTTACCATACCATTGGGATGCATTAAATTTATTGTTATACACAATTGAATTTATTTGTTTTTCATATTGGACGTATGAATTTGGTAAATAATGTTTAACATATACCAATAGATTTCTCTTGTAAATTGGTAAAATGTAATCAAATAGTGGTCCGGAGTATGTGTTCCACATTTCATCTACCTTATTAAGTTTTTGTTTGTTAACGTTACCATCTTCATCATAATCTTCCATACTTTTTAATGAATTAAATGCGTTATACATTTTTGATAAATCATATTGAAAATCTAATATAAACCCTTTTTTTGGTAGGACGTTTAAAATCTCATCTTTTTTTGTTGGGTCGGCAAATCCACCAACGTTCAAACCACACAAATACGTTGGGTAGGTTTTATTAAATAAATTAACACCCCCTTGATTAGCTCTGTCAATAATGACTTTATAATCAGGTCTTGAGGTTTTAGAATCAACAACAGATAAACCCAACCAAAGTAAATCCATTACACCTAACGGTGGTCTTAATGCATTTGCCCAATCAATCTCAGTAACTTTTGTTTCCCTCTCCAATCTTCCTTGGTCAGTCGTTGTTTTTGATTTACCAAAACTCAACGTCGTAACAAAAGGTCTACCTTTAAATTGTCTCATTGCCCTTACAATTAGCAGCAAACCGTTATGTGACGCAATAACCTGTTGATTTGTGTTAAAATCTACAACTTGGGAACCTTGTCCTGATAAGACATTATCACCAATTTTTAAGTAGTCAACGTATGTTTTTGAATCACTTATTGGTTTAAAAATAGAAAGAAATCCATTCTCAGGTCCTCCACTTTGTTTAATAATTTCCGCTGTTGTTGATGAATAATAAAAATTATCAGTCGAGGCTTTGGGTAATCCAAATCCCGATAGTGACGAATTGGTTATTTTTGACCCATCAGTACCAACTGAAATTTCACCAGCCTGTTCTTTTATAATAGAATCAACCACTCTTTTTATTTGATTTTCGGATAGTATAATCTTTTTCATTGAAAAAATACCTTTTATATAAATACCTAAGAAAATATATGAGGTATTTATAAATAAATAAACATTTAATAAAACACAAAATATGTTATTAAAATTAGGATCTGAAGGAGAAGACGTTAAAAAACTCCAAGTTAAATTAGGGGTAGACCCAATAGGAAAATTTGGACCAAAAACTGAAGCTGCAGTTAAATCTTGGCAATCTTCTAATGGGTTGACCGCCGATGGTGTGGTAGGTGACGGAACATGGTCTAAAATGTTTACCGAAGGGACTGTTAGCTCTCCTACTGTAATTACCGAACCTGCACCCGTTAAAAGTGTTGGGGGGTTAAAATTAGAGAGATTAAAAGGTCACATACCTGATGTGGTAATCGCTCAAATACCTGATACTGCAGCTAAATTTCAAATAGATACACCATTACGTTTAGCTCATTTCTTGGCTCAATGTGGTCATGAATCTGGAGGTTTTAGACTTACAAAGGAAAATTTAAACTATTCAGCTAAGGGTTTAAATGGTACCTTTAAGAAATATTTCCCCACAGAGGTGGCAGCAAAACCATACGAAAGACAACCAGTTAAAATTGCAAATAAGGTTTATGGTGGAAGAATGGGTAATGGTCCTGAATCAAGCGGTGAAGGATCTAAATTCTGTGGTCGTGGTTACATTCAATTAACAGGAAAAGATAACTACACTGCGTTTGGTAAATCAATTAATGAGGATATGACAGCCAACCCTGATAAAGTAGCATCAGATTATGCGTTATTATCTGCCGCTTGGTTCTTTAATAAGAACGGATTACATAAGATGGCAGATGGTGGAGCAACTGACGCAGTTGTAACATCCATAACTAAAAGAGTAAACGGTGGAACAATAGGTCTTGCAGATCGTATTAAACACTTTAAAGAATACTATTCGTTACTATCATAAAAAAAGGGACTTTATAGTCCCTTTTTCATTTAATTCATTTCTTTAATATCAACATCCGTTTCAGGATTAAAATCACTAATTTTTACACTATCGTCATCATCATTTTCATCCTTAGGTTGTATTTTAGTTTTTAACATTTCAAATTTTTGTGCAGTAACAAAGTGACCACTTGCATTATCGTTTTCTTCAATTGGGAATACACAATATAAACTTGTATTATCTGGTTCACCACCTGTTGTGTATGTCTCAACAATGTAAGTTTTACCTTCATTGTCATTATATAAATCGGTTCCCATTTGGGCATAATTAGGTTCAAAAACTACACCATCTTGTTTAACCCACGATGCTTTGTCGTTATAATATAAACCAAATTTTTTCGTTTTTTTACTTTCATATAAAACTAAGTTTTTATTATCTATACTAACTCTAGCAACAATAAACTCATTCGACATTAAATGTTCATAGATAAACCCAACACCAACATCCCCCAATTTTTGGTTAACCACAGCACCTCTTTCATCTAATCTTAAACCTAAAGACCTAAGTGTGTTATCTAACAACTTAAATTCATTACCAACTTTTCTAATTTCACTCATCAACTCATATGATTGATATTTGTCAATCACATTTCTTGCGTTTGTCGAAATAATATATAACGTTCTGAGATTGGTATCCATTCGTTGCCAAGATTTTGCGGTTGAAATAACTCCACCTCTATCGATGTAAGCTTTTTTTAAATTTCTTCTAACCATTGCAAATTCTAATTTATTTCCTGGTGTTTCATTAATCCTATTAACTTCATCCTTATCAAATAACTCATTCTCATCGTATTTTACATATTTGAATAAATTTCTATGTTCAGCAAGTTGTGGGTAAATTTGAACAACTTCTTCCCATGTTTTAGGATTATCACCATCATTTAACATACTTGTCATTTTAAAACCGGTGTACCTGTTACCTCTATGATCCGTATCATTTTCACAATATTGTAATGCACATAAATAATATCTATAAACATTTGAGTCAGTTACTTCTGTCGGATTTTTAGATTCATCTATAACAAACCAAAACGTTCTTTTTGGTCTATATGAACCCCATAAATTACCACGAGAATCTGAAGTATTTCTACCCGTTACACACCACTGTGCACCACCAAATTTTTTTGTTAACTGTTGTTGATAAAATCCGTATTTAATCGCTTCTCTAGCGTCAGAAACATAATGTACTTTAAATCCTTCCTCATTGACCACACTATTACGTTCACTTAACCATAATTTATTTGATGCCTTAACTTTCTCAGGAGTAGAATCTAATTTACCTTTAAATTCTTCTTCTTCATCATTACCATTTAAAGTTGCATCTCTAAATTCATCAAGTAAATCTTCAAATTGTTCTAAAGTATAACGACCAGGGTCTTTAACATCTTCAAAATTAAACGGAACTAATTTGAACATAGGTTGTCCGTTATTTTGTTTTTGTACCCCATTATTGTCTAAATCTGGCACCTTAACACCTAAACCATGTACACCATCCCAACGATGTAGAAATGAAAGAACACCAGGATTGTTTAATGTCAATCCTTTTTGCTTTTCAAAAAATAACTGTAAATTTTCTTCCGCTCTTTTAATTTGTTGAGGGGTTGGTTCATCTCCGTACCATTTTTTTAATAGGAAAGCAAATTGTTTCTTATTTTTTACTTCCTCAACTAGTACGTCGTACACTAAATCGGTAATATTCATACTACATAAATATATAAAAAAATCAAAATTATTGAGATATGATATTTTCTGATTTTATTACATTATTCTTTAGATTACTCAATTCGGTAGTAATTGAACCAATCATCTTTTCAATCATCATGATTTTCATTAGATTTTCAGCATTTACCGATACATTACCCACAGTATCACTATTCAAAAATGCCATTTTTAATAGGGTATCGTTTTCAATTTTAGAGATTTTCAATTTCTTCCTTTGGAAATACTTTTTAGAATTTTCTCGAGTACAGTCAATACAGTAGTTACTATGACCGTCCAATACCAATTTGTTCTTGTAAAAATTATCAAGTGGTTTAGGTGTTTTACACCCCGAACATCTCTTATCATTTTTCTCTTCAGACATAAATCTATTTTTTGATTAAGACACAAAGGTAATGTATATTAAAAGAAAAACCCAAATATCATAAAAAATATTTGGGTATAACTCATATTAAATTATATTTTAATAACCACTTCCAGTACCTAATCCTAACATACGATTGAACCAATCTAACGCCTTATCTAAAAGAGGTTTATTTTTATTCACTAATGATTGCCATAACTTCTTATCATTTTCAGGTAATTTACCTTGACAATCCATCATATGTCCCGTAGGTTCACAACCAATTGATTTTTGATATTTAACAATTCTATCTGTTAAATCGACACCCATTATCTTTTTTGCGTCTAAAAAAGCCTTAGTTCCAGCATTTATTGCGGCTTTCTGATCATCAACCATCGTTTGTTCTTGTAAATCTTTATTTTCTGTGATTTGATTGTCAATAATCTTCTTAATTTGACTTTCTGTGAATATATATTTTTTCATAATGTATTATTTTGATTTAAGGTATACTGATAAATATCCAGCTAAACGACTACCTCTCTCTATTAAAAAATCTTTTTGTGTTTGTGTTAGTTTCTTTTTAGTTCTATAATCAATTCCCATTGTTCCAATACATTTATCCGTCACAATGTCAAATAACCCAATTACATATGATGCGTTAGTTCCCGTCGCTTCTGCTGCTGACTTTAATCCATAAGTTGCAATGGTGTCATCTTTAAAATCGGAAATCCACAAATGTTTATTTTCCATAATGTAGTTCATTGATCTTGAATATAACGATAGTGGAATGTCAGTGAATAAATGAATAATACTACTAACACCAACTTTAACGTCTTCATATGTTATTGAAAACTTTTGAATTGATTTATTAGTGTGAAGAAAATGACCACCATTGTGGAATTGAGATATCCAAATTCTATCCGCATCTAACATATCTCTAATTTCCGATATTTCATCAAAAATAACCAAATTTCTTTCAATGTCATCTTTGACGATGTCTTTTGAGACTGGTTTAGATAGTTTAGCTTTTACATACTCAAGTCCTGCTGGACCAACTAATGCTGTAATAACAGCAACTAAAACCATACCAATTAACTCTATTGTGTGTTGTTCCATAGTAATAATTCTATAAATAGTATATTTTAAAATAAAAAATTGAATTTATTTAAGTTGGATTACTTTAAAACCCAAATTAATTTTTACCTGACAAATAGACACCCTATTTTTAGGTGTTTTTACAATATATAACTTATTTATTTTTGTTGTCGGGGGACAAAATAAACTAATATAAATTAATATACGGGAGATTTCACAAACTCCCCTTTTTTATGTATATTAGGTAAGATATGAGTAAGATAATTAACTTTTTTGGTGGACCTGGCATAGGTAAATCCACACAAGCATCTGGTTTATTTACCGAGATGAAAAAACACCATATGAGTGTTGAATACACTTATGAGTTCCCAAAGGAAGTAGCATGGGAGGGAAATGTATCTCAATTGAAGGATCAGTTCTTCATTACCGCAAATCAACATAGAAATATTAGTCGTCTTTACGGTAAGGTTGACTATATCATTGTTGATTCACCCATAGTTTTGGGTTGTTTCTATGAACAAAGATATGGTGAGGGTTATCCCGCATCACATTACTCAATGTCAGGTTTAAGTAATTTTCTTTGGGGATTATTTAAGAGATATGACAACATAAACATATTATTAAAAAGAAATGATGAGACATATGATACAAATGGTAGATTACAAGGTCTACAAGAGGCTCAGGAAATTGACGAAGATATTAAACAAACATTGGATGTTAATAATATACCTTATAGTGAATTTTCTGTTCATAACGACACTCCTTTGGAGATTTATAGGTATTTAATAGAAAAGAATTTATGAGACAAAAATTAGGTACTTATGTTGGGGTGATGTTAATGACGACGATGTTAATATTCATTACAGTTTTTACATTTGCACAAGATGTGGTGGTTTTGAAACATACAAATTACACATCACATTATTCAAAATCAAAGAAATATCCCGTGATGGTGGAATGGTGGGAGACGAGGGCAAAAATAGGTTGTCCAACCCCACTACCAAGAAAAGACAATTTTAAACCTGATCCATTGTTACCGATTGAAACCGATTTGACTAAAGATTATGTTAATAGTGGATACGATAGAGGTCATTTAATGCCAGCAAAATCAAATCAATGTCAAACACAATCAGTACAAGATGAATGTTTCTATTTTAGTAATATGGCAGCACAAACACATAGATTAAATGCCGGTGACTGGAAATCTTTAGAAACAATGACTAGAGAATGGGCGGTTAAAGACGATTCAATTCATATTTGGGCTGGTAACATAGGTGAAATAAAAAGAATAGGTAGAGTATCGGTTCCAAAACAATGTTGGAAGGTAGTTTATTATAAAAAATCAAAAGAATGGATGGCATTTTTATTCGATAATGATGAATCTAAACCAGACGGAATTTATAATAATAAAGTAGATTTAATTGATATTGAAAAACTAACAGGATTAAAATTTAAGTAATGTTGAACAAAGAATTAGTAAATTACCAAAACAAACTTTATTATATCTATAAAAAGTTAAAACAAGAACGTATTGTGGAAGGTTCTGTCAATGATTTGAAGGAACATTGGAGATGTGATATTGTTGTTAAAAGTAGAATTAATAATGATGATACTCTTCTTTTTTTAATAGAAATTCCTGAAGCTGAAATTGTGAAAGATATAATTTAATTACATATTCTTTTTAATGTGTCTTAAACACATATTGGTATATTTTTCCTCATTACGTTTAGCTTCTTTCTCCAATGGATTTTGAGAATAGTAATGAGTTTTTTCGTAATTCCTATATTTTGTACGAGATTGTAAATAATGCGTATATTCGTGTATCATGGTTGCCACGATGTCATGTATGGTGGTATTATTGGGTAGATACAATGTTATTGTGTTCCTCCAAAAACAATAGTTTCCGTAAATGTCGGAATTACCCGATTTTCTTTTCCTATCACTAACTTTAAAGATTAACTTTCTTTTTTTTCTATCACATAGACCAAAAAACTTCTCACACCACTTCAAAGTTTGCTTTGCGTAATATGTTTTGGATCCTATGTCAATAGTTCTAGCCATTATTAGTTTTGTCAGTTTTATCTACTTTTATTGTTCTTGTTGTTTTTTTAGGTGTTTTGGTAAACTCATTAACAGAGTCAAAATTTTGAGCTATGTCGTTCAAAATCGCAGCAAATTCGTAATTTTCAACTTCTTCGTTCTTTTTCCATAAAACCGAAACGAAACTTCTCATCTCAGAATCGGTTAGTTTTGCCCTAACTGAAAGGGATTTTTTCATTAATTTAAATACCATATACAATACCCCCATTTTCTTTTCTTGAGGTAATGTGAAATAATTACTAACTGTTACGTTTGATAAAATACTAGAACTAACGTTATCTAAAAATGAAATAAATGATGGGTGATTAATGTTTACTTTCATGGTTTCTTTGTCGTTTTTAATAAATACTCTTATGGGAGTTATAAAATAGAAAAGGGGGTAAGTTTTTTATTTCTTAACCCCTTATTTAATTGTTATTTGTTTTGGGTTATTTTCCCCATTTTCCATTTTTGACTAATTGAGCAATAATAGAATATACTGATAGGTCTTGATAGGTGTCGTCTACCGCCTCTCCCACGTTGTCCTGAACCCCTAAAACGACGAGTTGTTTAATTCTTTGTATCTTATCGTTCATTCTGAACCAAAGTCCCATTTGAGACAATTTACGGTCTTCCTCCTTACTTAGGTCTTTACCTAATGCAATATTATCAGGACCATAATTGGATTGTTTTCTACAAAAAGTTTCGTATTGGTCTCTCATTATTTTTTTGAACTCTTTGGTCATTTCAGGGTATTTTTCCTCAATTTTCTTAATGACTGAATTTACTTGTGGTTTATCTTCTGACATATTTTATCTATTTATTATAATATAATGGAAAATAAGGGTAAAACCAAATATTTATATAAAAATATATCCAAATGGCTTCTAAGAAATATCAAGAAATGCAAGCATCAGGTGAAACCGCAAAAACAGAACAACCTAAACATAAACAACTTATTAAGATGTTGACATTCAGAGTTGTACCTGCTTATTACAAAGAAATTGAAAAGGTTGCCAATCACCAAGACAAAACTGTTTCTAAATTAATTAGAACGTATATCAAAGAAGGTATGAGAAGAGATGGTGAATTAACTGATAAAGAGGATAAAGATTTCACAGTTTAATATGGAAAAACAAATTATTACCGAAAATCAGGTAAAGGACATATTAGATAAAGTTTTAATGGAACAAACTTCTAAGGTTTCTCGTAACGAGTTTAGTAGAGTACAGTTCAAGATAGAAGAATTACAAAATTCACTTAATGAAACTGTTAAAGAATTAAGAAAATTGGAAGATTCTATACCAGGTGGGTTACAAATGCTTACAAAATCGAGAGTTTCAATGATTTCATCAAATTTAACTAACTCACAAAAGGTATTGTTAATATTAAAAGATAAGGTTAGACAATATAAACGTAGTTTATACGCTCAAAGTGTTGAAGAAAAGAAAAAGTAGTTAAATTATTTCATTTTTTTTCTTCATTACCTTTTTTCCTTTTTTTGTTAGAAAAAACATCTCCTCAGTTGTCTCATCTTCATAAGAATCAACCAAACCTTTATCTTTTAATTCATATAACACACTACCGGCAACAATTTCTCTTAACATTATCTCAAATTCGTCATCAGTAAAGATGAAAATTGAGCATTCATCGTCATTATCTAAATTACCCTCAATAAATTTATCAGTTAACTTATCACATAGATACTTTTTAGCAAATTCCAATGACATTATCTCATAATCAGTAAATAAATCAGTTAAAGACTCAATAATTTCATTACTTTTTTCAATTACTATGGGTTGGTAAATTGTACTCATTTATCATTTAGATTTGTTATTATAAATAATACGATTTTTTTTTCAAAAAACAAAATAACGGTTCTAAATGTGTATTATTTCCATTATATTAGATTATAATTTATAATATATGGGAAATGGGAAGATTTTTATTCAAATTGCATCGTACAGAGACCCCCAATTGGTACCAACAATCAAAGATTGTATTGAAAAAGCTAAAAATCCTAAAAAATTGGTTTTTTCCATTGCTTGGCAACACTCGACAGAGGATTTATGGGATAATTTAGATGAATTTAAGGATGATAAGAGATTTAAAGTTGTTGATATTGACTATAAGGAGTCAAAGGGAGCTTGTTGGGCTAGAAATCAATTACAACAGAATTACAAAGACGAAGAATATACATTACAACTGGATTCACATCACAGATTTGTTGAAAATTGGGATGAGGAGTGTATTTTAATGGTAAAACAACTTCAAAAGAAAGGACATAAGAAACCATTATTAACTGGATATATATCATCTTTTGATCCTGATAATGACCCAAATGGTAGAATAGAACAACCATGGAAAATGAACTTTGATAGGTTCATACCTGAAGGTGCGGTGTTCTTTTTACCTGCAACCATCGATGATTATAAAGAAAGAACTGAACCATTGAGGGCTAGATTTTATTCGGCACATTTTTGTTTTACGTTAGGTTCATTTGTTAAAGAGGTTCCACATGACCCTGAATATTATTTCCACGGAGAAGAAATTTCAATTGCGGTGAGGGCATATACATGGGGTTATGATTTATTTCACCCACATAAAATTATTGCTTGGCATGAATACACTAGAAAGGGTAGAAAAAAACAATGGGATGATGATAGTAAATGGGTAACCAAAAATGTCAACTCACATAGAAGAAATAGAAAATTATTTGGAATGGATGGTGAGGTTAAAGACATCGATTTCGGTATATATGATTTTGGTAAAGAAAGGTCATTGGAAGATTATGAAAGATATTCAGGTCTTTCATTTAAAAAGAGAGCAGTGCAACAATATACGGTTGATAACAAATACCCCCCAAATCCACCGTTGTATGGTGAAGATTTTGATAAATCATTCTTACAAATATTCAAACATTGTGTTGACATTGGATTTGATAAGATACCGTTAACGGACTATGAATTTTTTGTTGTTGCATTTCATGATGAAAACGATGAAACTATTTTTAGAAAGGATGCTGACGTTAATGAAATCAAAACCATTAAAAACGATAGTGAAGGATATGGTAAGATTTGGAGAGAATTTCAAACAGATAAAAAACCAAAGTATTGGGTTGTGTGGCCCTATAGTACAACTAACGGGTGGTGTGAAAGAATAACTGGTGATTTATAATGAAAGCCATAATACAATTCAACTTTAGTGCGGGATTAGGTGATTTAATAGTCCATCAATTTGAATTACTCAATACGAGTGATTATTTAAAATCGATTGGTTATGAAATTAATCTAAAATTACAATTAACGGGAAATGCATATTTTAGTGAGGATGCGTTTTTTACATATTTAAATGAAGATGAGTATAAAATTTTTAACAGTATTGAAGTAATTTTTTCACCAATAATAACATCAACACACGACGGACTTGAAAAAATATACACCCAAAGTAACGCCCGTGCGGGTTTACATTGTTGGGATTTATTTGTCGACGACGGACCAATCGATGAGATAATAGAAAATTTATCAATATATAGATATGGTTGTAAAACGTTACCAAATAAAAGAAATATATTCAATAAAAACATAATCGAGGAATACGAACAATTAAAAATTGATAACAATTTAATAGAACCATACAATTCTATATACATGAGAACAGAAGATAAAAACGATAATATGGATTATTTTAATTCTCATAAAAATAAAATTGATGAAATTATAAAAAATAGTGACAGATTGTTTGCTTGTAGTAATGGTTTAAATTTTAAAAATTACGTAAGAAATTTTGAAAATGTTATAACAATAAAATTACCGGAAGAAGAGAAATATGGAGCACATTTACAACATACGTATAGTTTATTTAACAATATGGATTTAGTACATGAAAGAACAAAATACACAATTTTTGAAATGTTATTAATCAGTGAGTCTAAAAAAATAGATGCATTTTCTATATTTGGTAGACCATCAAATTTTCTTTTTTTATCGTCGGTTAATAAATCAATGACTAATTATATTATATGAAAAAAATAAGAATACACAGATTTGAAAATGTACTATGGGGAAGAGCACATTTACCTTTTTTTAAAAAATTAGACATCTATCTAAGTAAATTTTTTAATCTTGAGGTTATCAATTACAATAAAGACGGAGAAACATTTAGTGGTCAAATTGATTTGTTAAAATCAACAGGTCAATTTGGTAATAGACCACCATTATCAGATGTTGATTATGTTATTGAAAATATGGAAACAGGAGATGTCAAGGTTGTTTCATTTACGGAATATTTCAATAGTTATATTTCACATTTGGCAAAATCCGAAAATACGTCGGACGTTTTATTGGCACATTTTAATTGGCAAAACATGTATTATTGGATGAAAGGTGAAAATGATATAAATCATTTATATAAAATTAAACCATACATATTCTTACCATTTCAAGAGTTTGATATTGAACATTATAGAAATAAAAGAAAAGAAATAACAGAATTTAATGATAAAATATTTTGGCTTGGAGGTGGGTTAGCTTCATATAGAAGTACGTTAAAATATATTGTAGAAGAAGGTTTAATGCAACCCGTGGAAACGTCACACCATGAATTATATATGACAAAACTTATAAGTAGTAAAATTGGTTTGTCATTCTATTTAAATTTGGATAAATATAACACTCCTTACGACCATCCAGGTGAATTTTGTTATAGAGACATTGAATTTATTAGTTGTGGGTTACCATTTATAAGAATTGAATTTAAAGATTCAGTGAGGGACCCATTATTACCTAATCATCATTATATTTCAATTCCAAGAGAACATGCATATGTTGCATATTCAAAAGAAGGAGATGAAGGTGTTGCAAAATTGTACATGAATAGATATAAAGAAGTAATAAACGACCAAGAATTTTTAGATTACATTTCAAAAAATCAAATTGAATGGGGAAATAGAAATTTAATTGGAGAAAATAAAGAAAAACTAACTTTTGAATGGTTAAATTTAAAAGATTGGTTATAAAATTTAAAATATGAGTAAAGTAACAGGACACACGTCTTACAAAGGGTTAACTGCACAACAACATAACGATGTTTTTGATGTTTTTAAAAATTTCTTATCGGAAATTAAACCAAAAAGAATTTTAGAAATTGGTACCGCTGGTGGTGGATTTACATTATTTTTAAGGGACACATTAAATGAATTAGGATTAGAAGACACACCAATTAAATCATTTGATGTTCATGAATGTCCTTGGTATGATGATATTAGAAAACAAAACGTAGAAATAAATATTGAAAATATATTTGACCATTCGTATTTTAATTTAGAAAAACCAGAAAAAATAGTGCCTTATATACAAGAAGAAGGCACAACATTAGTGTTGTGTGATGGAGGACATAAAATCGGAGAAGTTAATATGATTTCAAATCATTTAAAAGTTGGTGATTATATAATGGCACATGATTATACATGTAATATTGAATATTTTAATGAAAATATAAAAAATGAAATTTGGAATTGGTGTGAAATTACCGATACTCATATTGAACAATCCTGTATAAAAAATAATTTAGAAAAATACAACGAAGAGGAATTTCAAAGCGTTGTTTGGACATGTAGAAAAAAAGTAAATTAATATGTTAGAAATAAATAATGATGAATTTAATGAGTTGTTAGACGGTAAAGAATTGTTTTTTATACAAATAGGAGCTAATGACGGTATTTCCGTGGACCCTATTCATAATTTAGTTAAAAAAAATAATTGGACCGGTATATTATTTGAACCTGGAAAAGATGCTTTTGGTGATTTAATTAAAAATTACCACGGGCACACAAATTTAACATTTGTAAATGCTGCGGTTTCAAATTATGACGGTAGAGGTGAATTATTTTGTGGTACAACAACTCCACATTTTACATTAAATGAATTGAAAGCAAAACACATGTTTGATGTTGAACCGACATTAGTTGAAGTTGATATTATGTCCCCTAAAACCATTATTGATAAGTATAGTGTTAAAAAAGTTGATTTATTACAAATTGACGCTGAGGGTCATGATTTTACTATTATTAAAGCCTTTCCATTTGATTTAATTAAACCAAAAATTATCAGATACGAATATGTTAATTTAAACTATGATGAAATAGATGCGGAAGGAGCTGATAAATTTTTAAAACAATATGGTTATACATCTTTTATCAATAGAACCGAAGGTGATATAGTTGCAATTTTGAATTAATATGGGCACAACAATAGTAACGGGAATTTGGAACATTAAAAGAGACGAACTATCCGAAGGGTGGAGTAGGTCATATCAACACTATCTTAACAATTTAGAAAAATTATTGAAAGTTAGTGACAATATGATAATTTATATTGAAGAAGAATATAAATCGTTTGTTGAAGAAAGAAGAACATCTAACAACACACTTATTATCGTTAGAGGATTAGATTGGTTCAGACAAAATGAAGACATCTTTAATAAAATACAGAAGATAAGAACAACACCTGAATGGTATAATCAAACTGGCTGGTTGACCGATAGTACACAAGCAAAATTGGAAATGTATAATCCAATTGTAATGTCTAAAATGTTTTTATTAAACGACGCGTCGATAATGGACCCATTTAATTCGTCACATTTAGTTTGGATTGATGGAGCTTTAACTAATACTGTTCACGAAGGTTATTTTTGGCATGATAAGGTTATACCCAAATTAGAAAAATACTTTAATAAATTTTCTTTTGTGTGTTTTCCATATGATGGGAAAGTTGAGATACACGGATTCAAATATCAAGAAATATGTGAATATTCTGAGAGTGAGGTAAATAGAGTTGCTAGAGGTGGTATTTTTGGTGGACCTAAAGATTCAATATCTAAACTAAACGGAATCTATTATAATCTTTTAAATGAAACATTAAGTAGAGAGTTAATGGGAACTGAAGAAAGTTTATTTACTATAATGACATATAAGTATCCAGAACTAATTCAATATTATGAAATTGAGATGAATGGATTATTAAGTTTGTTTTTTGAAAATTTGAAAAATGATACATTGGTGGTTAAACAAGAAAAATCTGAAACAAACACTATAAATGAGAAAAATAAAAATAACGTTGCGTTATATGTGTTAACTTATAATTCACCCAAACAATTTGAAAAGTTATGTATTTCATTTGATGAGTATGATAGAAATTTTTTAACGGTACCTAAAAAATATTTACTTAACAATTCACTAAATCATGATACAGATGTTGAATACAATGAGTTATGTGAAAAATACGGATTTGAAGAAATTAAAAAAGACAATTTAGGGATTTGTGGGGGTAGGCAATTTATTGCGGAACATTCAGATGAAAATGGTTTTGATTATCATTTCTTCTTTGAAGATGATATGTTTTTTTATTTAGGTCAAGATGAATTTTGTAGAAATGGATTTAGAAGAAAGATTAAAGATTTCTATAATATAGTTATGGATATAGTTTGGGATGAAGATTTTGATTTCCTTAAATGGAATTTTTCTGAGTTCTTTGGTGATAATACAAAACAATGGGCATGGCATAATGTACCTGGCGATGTTAGATCAAAGTTGTTTCCAGACAAACCCGTTAAAACAACAAACGACGTTGAAGCCGCCCCATATTTGAATTATAAAAATATAAAATCAAAAAGAGGTTTACCATATGCAACTGGTGAAATCTATTATTGTAATTGGCCACAAGTAGTGTCTAAAGAAGGAAACAAAAAAATGTTTTTGGATACAAAATGGACACATCCATATGAACAAACTTGGATGTCATTCATATATCAAGAAACAATCAAGGGTAATATTAATCCCGCAATTTTGTTATCAACACCTACCGAACATAATAGATTTGAACATTACTCAAGTAATGAAAGAAGAGAAAATTAACAGATAAACAAAAAACCTCCAATTAGGAGGTTTTTTTATCTTCTTTCTTTTCAGGTTTTCTTAGACCAATTTTTAAATCTGTTTTTTTATCTAAATCAGATTTAATTGCCGATTTATGTTGGTCGGAAATTTTCTTTTTTTCCTCTTCAGACATTCCAATGATACTCATATTAAATTGTTTTAGTTTTCATTATTTCAACCGAATCATCCCTTTTATCTTTTAATATTCCACATATCTCATATTCTTCCCGTTCTTCAAAAATAACAATCAATGCTTCAATTATCTCAATATACAATTGTAAATCACTATCATAAGATACTATCGTACATGTATTATTATAATCATTTAAAATATCATTGTCAACGGCAACCATAAAATTTGTTATCATTGATAGTTCATCCTCATCGTAGTTTCCTACGTGTAAAACTCTAGTCGCCTGTAATAAAAAATTAATTGTCATATCCATATCATAAATATTACCACTCATTTCATCTTATCTAAAATCCTAAAACACTCTAAAAATCCGTCTACCTCGGTTTCTTCTCTTGTCGGTTTTGAATTTTGTGTTGGTCCGAATATAACACCATTATGTAATGAAATTGAAAATACCCATTGGTTTGGATTATACATTTCCAATGTCAAATAAAGACCTTCCTTATCAAAAAATTGATACAACTTCTTTGTGTCATAAAACTCAAGCGTATTAAGGCTTAATAACCCTACATTTGGGAACATAACTTCAGCAAATCTTTTAAATGCTTTAGGGAACAAATATTCAATACTATACCAATCCATATTAATCTAATTATAAGAAAAATTATTGTATTTCGTATGTAAAAAGATGATTTTTTTGATTTTGATTAAAAACTATATAATTATCATTATTTACAATGAATATAATTGAATATTATTACAACGATGACAATAGAATGTTATACGTTGAGTTTTCAACCAACCAAGACGGGGACAATTCCTATAGAGTGTTAGAACTCATTTTGGAAGATGTTATGCTTTATTCACCAAGTATAATACATGAGGACGACACTTATAATATGGATGAAAATGATATTATCGAGTTAATCGAACAATATTTATTAGATAATGATTTACCAGAAGAACTAAGTTTGTAATATTTATACATATGGGATTTTTAGATGACGATAAAAAAGAGAAGTTAAACACGTTTGTGAAGTTTGTAAAGGACCAGTTGGAACTTAAAACAGTTCCGACCATATCTATACAAAACGGAAGAAACGGTCTTAAAACGACTGCAAACTACGATTACAACAAAGAAAACAAGGTTGTTAAGGTTAACGCCAAGAATAGAGCGTTGGTTGATGTAATGAGAAGTATCGCTCACGAACTTGTACATCACAAACAATACGAACAAGGACGACTAAAAGTTCAACCACCAGATATTGGGGGTGAGATTGAGGATGAAGCAAACGCAAAAGCAGGACAATACATTAAAATGTTCGCCAAAGAAAATCCTGAAATCTACGAAGAGTAGATTATCTCATAAAAGTTAATAAAATTCGTACAGTCACAGCTTTATCTCTATTTCCATTGGAGAGATACAAATCAGTTGAAATAGATGGGGACAGTAATTTCATAACTGTTGGATTTATATTATTAACATCATAAGTATAATTGGTCACTCCACCATTATCTACGTTATCTACCGATATTCTTTTACTATTTTCATAAACGTTAACCCAATATGGTTCATGGGATGGTTTTATTGATCCGTTTATATTTGTAAAATCACAAAATAGTCCACGATTATTATTATCAAATTCCCAAATTGTTTTTCCTTTAATAAATCTCCTATCTTTTGCTGTTTGATTATAATTTTGTAACATTTTAACTCCACCACTAACAAAACTTTGATTATTAAAGGAATTAATACAGATTGTATCATTTTCAACTACGGTGACCCCTGAAATTGAGCTTGTCACGACGACATCATAGTCAGAAAAAATCCATTTACCTCCTGTTAGTTTAGGTGGATTAAATGGTCCGGTTCCCACATACTTCTCACATCCAAAAAGAAGAATTAATGATATAAATAAGGATATTTTTCTCATATATTGATATTTTAAACAAAAATAGGTATTTTATTGGGATATCCAACCTAATTTCAAACATTTTTTTGGATATTTATACACTATGGACTTGTGCTTCACCAAAAAACAGATATTATCCCTATTAGAACAGGATGCAACGGCTGACCCGGCTGCTCAAGCCCCCACTGCTGGTACATCCTCAAAACAGACTGGAGGTCAGGGATATCCTGAGGTTGGAAAATGGGAAAGTGGAATAGAAAGAGGTCCGGCAAACCAAGTCGGAGTAACAAAATGGGCAGATGTCGTTGGTTCTAAACTAAATAGAGGTAAAGCGAACCAATTAAAGGAACAATCAAGTACTTGGGAAAAGGAAAAAAGTAAATATGTAACTGATTATGAAAGAAGAGAATTATCGAAAATTGATAATCAACAAAAAAAAATAGAAGATTTTAATTTTGAAAAATTTTGGGATAATTCAGGTCCGATAATATTAACAATAGGTTCAATTGCGGCTGCAACTTTTATACCGGGTGCACAGGGATTATGGGTATCGATTGGTTTGGATTTAATTGCGGCTGCCGATTCATATTTTAGAAAAAACGATGGTTTAGGTGCGTCGTTATCCGTCGCATTGGCGTTTGTACCATTCATTGGACGTAGTTTACCAAGATTTACAAATGTTAGTGTGGAAACGTCAAAGAAGTTAATGAGTAAATTCGCTAATTCAAATAGCTACCAAGAAATAAAATTAGTCATGGAAAGTCTCACAAAACAAGAGAGATATTTGGTACAAGAATTGGTAGATTTAATTACACAAAACCCTAAAAGGTTTCAATCTATAATAAAAGAAGTAGTTATAGGTCAAATAACATCTAAAAAACAAGCAATGTTAGCGGCCAAAAAAATAAATGATTTAATAAAATTAGGTTCAAAAAGAGGTGGATTAGATAAGGTAGGTGCAGAAAAATTAATAAAAAATCTTAATTTGAGAAGGTTTGGGTTAGATTTTGGAGTTTCGGGTTTAATAACAATCGGTGGTTGGACATATGAATCGTGGGTACAAGATTCAATAAAAGGAACTGAAATATCAAAAGATGTGTTGTTTTATTTTCAAGAAAATGCTAAATTGATAAAAAAAATAAATAAAAATGATTTTGATAGTAAGGTAACACCAATTATGGAAAAATATCAAGAATTGGCCTATACTAATGATATAAAGTTCTTAAAACTTTACAATTTTGTTTTAAGAACTTATATACAAAATCCCAATTCAAATTTTGATGAATTGATTAATAAAAATTATAATAAGTTTTAATATGAGTAAATTAAATTTCAAATCAATACTTTTCGAAGCCTATATACCGTGGCCAAGATTTGCAGGTAAATTGTTAAAGTCGTTGAGTGGATTGCAGGTTGAAGAATCGTTAATTAAAAATTTCGAAGGATTATCCCAAAGATTAGGTAAAAGTATATTTGATTTTGATCCAATTAAAAAAACCATTCAAGTTATTGATTGGAGTAAAATGGCACGTGCCGATGTGGAAGAGATTTTAAGAAGTTCTAAAATTAGAAATATTCTATATAACGAATTAAAAAATAACGGAATTGATATAAATGATAGTTCGGTTAGAACTACATTGACCGGTGTTTATAGAGTTTTGGCGGATTCATTTGTTAATAGTGCAAAAAAAGTGGTAACAAAGGATTGGACAACTAGTACAGTTGTTAAAAATTTTATAGATGGTATGAAATTATCGGCAACCGAATTGATACAAATGATTCCTTTAGTTAAAAAATTAGTTAAAGATTCACATTTTAAATACCTTAAGCAACAAGACGTAATTGAACGAGAAGTTATAAAATTAACAAATGAAATTATACAAAAAAAGAAATCAACATTAGGTCTTGAAAAAGAATTTGACGAATTAAATAAACTTTTTGCACAGATGACAGCATTAGATAAACAAGAACATAAAGTTATTTGGGTTGAGTTAGAAAAAAAATTACCAAAAGAATTTATGGAACTATCTAAAAAAGGATTTTGGAAAGATAAAAAATATGTAGAATTTATTAAATATTTTCAAGGGGATTTAGAAAAACCACCAAAAGTTGTATTTGAAAAAATCGAGGCAGCAAAAAAACTACTTCCAAAAAATCTATTTAAAAAAGGTAATGAAACTGGAAAAAGATTAATAAACACCGCTTTACAATGGGACCCAAGAACTTTGTCAGAAACAAAACAGACCATGAGAGTATTTGGTACATCAAAATATTGGGGTAAGACTATTACAGATAAGGTTTTGTTCGGATTAATTGTTTATCCGAGTGTCATTGCTGCGTTAAAATCTATTTTAGATGGTTTAGAAAATGTTATTAAAGATAAAACAGGTGTATCTCTCCCATTGGCTCGTGGTGAAGATTTTGAAAGGTATTTTAGTGCACAACAATTTACAGGTGATGAAATAATATGGTTAGATAATTTATTGAATTTGGTACCAAATACTTTTGTTAATTACATAGAGAGTTTTCATAAAGCTTCCAGTGGATTAAGAACATTACCTGGATGGTCACCGTTATTGGCTCTATTGAACACAAGTGATTTTGCTAAGAAATCCACAGGAGAAAAAATTAAAACAATAAAAGATACGAAAGATAATCTTGAAGAAAAAGTTAAAAATTCAAAAGAAACCGTACAACAAGATTTAGAGGGAACACCTGAATTAGAAAAATTAAAAAATTTAAATCTTGAAAATTTAGATAATAACACATCAAAACCAAAAGCGGAAAATTGGTAATATTTATATAATATGAACGAAAAAGAATTACAAAACATTTGGAATAAATTTACAAATAAATTTGATGTGTCTCAATTAGGATTGGATTATGAAAAATTCAAACTAAAGATGGATACTACAGACAAAAGAAAAAGATTTTTTGACAAGTATTCACAATCTTTGGGTTTGGGGGACTACGAAAACTTTGAAAAAAATATTTCACAACTCTCACCTCAACCAGATCAATCACCTCAACTATCAAAACCATCACAAACTATTGACCCATCAGTTTTTAATTGTATTAAGAATAGTGGTGGAAATGGTAAAAATTTACAACAAACAATTGACAATCCAAATGCATATTCTTTTGTTGACAAAACAGGTGAAGAATTTACGTTTTGGGGAAATGGTGATTTCTTATACATTGGGAAAAACAACAGATCTCAAGGAAAATGGAAATGTAAAGGAAGTAATAATTTTGAAGTGATTACAGATTGGGGTGGAACAAAATATTATTATAGGTCTGAAACTGGCCAATGGGCGTTAACACCGAACGCACCGGCGTTAGAAGAAAATTTCATTAAAAAAATAGTAACAAAACACCTCCGTTCTAAATTATAAACATATTTATATTAGAGTTTATGGTTTGGTCACCATCGACGATAATATAATAACGAAAAGGAGGTATTCTAAATCTCGGCAAAGGGTCTTCGGACCTTTTGTTGTTTTATAGAAAAACCCATCCGAAGATGGGTTTAAAGTGGAGACGAAGGGAGTCGAACCCTTGTCTTTCCTGTTCAACAATAAATGACTACACGTTTATTCAATTGGTTCTCAATTGACAAATATTTGATTTCATACACAGAAAAACAACAAACTTGTCCCTGACTAAATTTTAAAGAGACAATCAGGTCATGCTCCAACACTCTAAGTGGTATTACACTGTAAGGACTTCTGTTCCAAGGTTATATGTCCGTCGACCCGTGCGTAGAGGCTAATCTAATTAGGCTGCTACTTTAGAAGTTGCAAGAACACCTGCAATTTCCATTGTGTTGTAAACGTTGTCGTTTAATTTTCTTCACCGTGGATTAAAGTCATAGATGAATTCTGACTACGTGCCATTTACTCCTGATACCTGAAATCAAATCCAAGGCGTCCCCAGTAAATAGAATACAAATATAGATAAAAAAGGGTTAAAAAACTAATTTTAACCCTGAATAACCTATATGTTAGAAAAAAATTACTTAGTAGTGGTTTTCTTTGCTTTTGGAGCTTTGTCAGTTACTTTTTTAACTTTAGCTTTAACTTCCGCTACTTTCTCTTTTACAACTTTAACTTCGGCAACAACCTCAGTTTCTAATTGTTGTAATTCTACCGCTTTTTCAGCCATTGTTCCTGCACCTAAAAGTTTCTTAATTAAATCAATAATTTTCTTCATAAAATTTGTTTTATATAAATATATCAAAAATCACTAAATTGTCAAGGGTAACCGTTTTTCGAATAGTGCCTCAAATAGTAGTTTATTCTTTTCCCATTGTTTGTTAGTCATACCTATAGATTTATGGGTAACTCCAAATTTGGTGGTTAATCCAATCTTAACACCTTCCAAATAGTTCTCAACACAGAATGAAATATCATAGAAATGAAACCCTTCAAACTGTTCGTTAAATTCCTTCTTTATGAGACTTTTACGAACCATAAAGAACAAACCATCCACAATTACAACATCTTTAAGAACATCGTTAAATACCCCCTTAGAATAGTGATTAACGTGTCTTTTACCTTCATTGATATGACCAACCACACCAAACATATTTTCACGGTTTTGCCACCACATACCACTCGTTAATTTATCGGTCCCTGCAATTCCAATAATTCCATATTCAGGATGTTTCTCAAATAACTTAACAATCTTAGGTGTCATATTTGATGTCTCCAAAATAAGGTCATCATGCATGAAAATAACGATGTCATTAACACTTTCTTTTAACCCTTTGTTATAAACTTGTGTTAAGGACATTTGACCGTCATTTTCATATATCAATATTTCAGTGTTCGGATGAGAAAACATTCTTTTTACATGGTCGTAATATGTCGGATCAATCTTTCTTGTGGATATTACCACACTTACCATTTCATTATTCTTCAACATATATTGCATTTATTTTTCCATTAATTTCAACTAAATCAATGACGATTGGTTTATTAGTTGGTTCATACCTATCAGTACAAATTGAGGCATTTACAAATAAGGTATTTTTCTCATAATCAATACCATAACCTTCATGAATATGACCAAATACATTGACTAATGGTTTTATTTGACCTATTCTACTTGTTAAACATTCACACCCAACGTGTGTATTTGGTTGTCTCCAGTTATTAACTAAATCACCATATCCATTTGGTGGACTATGTGTAATTAATACATCGGTATCCTCAGGAATCATATTCCATTTCTCCTGTAATTCAACACCTAATCTTGGTAAGTTAAAAGCCCAATCGTAGAACCATGGTTGCCAAGGACTACCATAAAATTTGATAGGTCTTGAAAACTCGGGAGTTTCAATTGTAATAAAACTATCCTCCAAATAAGTTACATCTGATTGAGATAAATTCTCGGGTGACATTAATTTACTTAACCATCCATATGTGCCCTTATAAGAAGGTTTATTAATTCTTTCAAAACAATAATCATGATTACCTGATATGAATATTTTAGCGTCCCAACCACCTAAGTTTTGGAACCAATGAATAAAATCGGTAACGTCTTTTTCACCACCTTTATTTGAGATATCGCCAGCATGGATTAACACATCACCTTTTGGTAAAGGATGTTCCATCTGATGATGAAGGCTGTGGGTATCTGATATACATACTAATCTCATAAAACAAATATACAAAAATTTTTTGAATATGCATAAAAAAAGTCAGAATTTCTTCTGACTGATTTTGTATAGGCCGTATGGTTTTACATACATTCACCACCACTTTGTTTTACTAAACAAAGAAAATAAAACACTGAGAATACATGTCTTAATGAAACTCTTTAAAAGGATTATTTGTTTCCCCTTATTTCCACAAACTTTTGATTTGTAAGTTTCAGTCACGGTTAATTAGATTAACCAATCCTTTCGTGATATCCTACTCTATTAATACTCATCACTCATCAAATCTGCCGACCTGATTCAACCTTGCGGGTTTAGAGAACTTTCTTAAAAATCATATTGGGCTTGAGACCCTTTATGGCTGTGAACCCCTCACAACTATGTAGTGACCTATCGAACACCACGCACGAACACTTTTTCTTTTTATGTATGATTTTTATACCAAAATAAAAATTTAGTTTCCGAATTATCCAGGTAGCGGTTCGTGACCAGCCAAATCACCTTTTGAGCGACTCGATACTAAACTACCCGATACGACATCCCTGTCATCATATTTTTGGTTTCCTTCGAGATTAAACCCTTGGTAGGATTTATTCAAGGACACTAACAGCACCATCTGTTTTTTGTCATACTTTCCGTCTTACGACGCTACAGTTTTAAGACCACCATTGTATTGAATTACGCAATGATATAGTTGGATAACTATACTTCTTACATGAACTCTATGGATTATTCTTGTTGATGTTCCCATCTCAACCAAACAACTCGGATTGCTTGGTCATCCAACCCTTTCGCTACGGAGTTACCCTCACTACTTCAGGTCAAATGATATTCCACTTGTCTACTCGAGATCCATTACTGAATCCGCAATTTGTCCCAACCAAGGACTCCTCACTTTATCCCACTTTCATGGTTTATTTTATTGACTATAGACGGCCAATATTTTTAATTCAAAGAACTGTTATTGTCTTTCAGGTTATTCACCCTTCTTTTACAAAGATAAGAAATCTTTTTTAATATTCAAAATTATTTCTTAACTATTTTCAACTTTATTTTTTTTCCCTTGTTTTTTAGATTGAACTTTAACAGTTTCTTTCTTAGTTTTATACTCAGGATTTTTATATAGTTTATATTCGGTTTTTGGTGCAAATGCCCAATTACCACCCTTAACTCTTAATTCCGCTTCATTATCTTCGGTTCTTGACATTTCACCTATTTCGTGTCCCTTACTAGCCTTGATTAACTTAATACATTTCATAGTTTATATTTTTAATAATATAAGAATTTTTTTTTAGAAAACAAAATAATCAATAGGGACAGTTCCTTCACTTCTGTCTTGTCTCTCCGTAGCAGTCAGCACTATTGACATTCGATGGATGAAAAACATCTATTCTCCTTGTGGTCTTCCATCGTAGACCCATATCTTATAAAACCCTTCTATTTTGTCTTATTCTCGCTTCCTCAGCTTCTTTATACCAACGAATCCATGTTAATGAAACGTCGATAGGTGCTAATACCCAAGCCATCACCAATACCATAATTGAGTCTAATTCTGGTGAACCACCTGTAGGGTCATTACTATACCTTTTATTTAAATTTTTAAATAATTGGTAGAAACAATAAATGACACAAATAACATAATATCCGACTAACATAATTCTTATTTTTTACAAAGATATATCAACTTATTCTAAAAACAAAATAATTTATTCCCAATTAACGTGATTTTGACCCCACTCCCAAAATTTCTTATCCACCAAATCAATATCCACATTTTCAATTCCTCTTAAAGTAGGTCTCACAACTGTTTGTCTAAACTCTTGTAGAGGTTTAACGAACATATCTAAAGAAAGTATGTGTCTTGATAATTCACCGTGAATATTACCATCCATTCTATCGGGTATTGTCTCAACCATTCTTGAAATACTTTCCACCGACCCTACAAAAAAATAATCCAAAACAAAATATTGTTTATTTGGTCCAGACACGTGTATTGCCAACGGACCATGTAATGTTTTTTCTTCATTCATTGTAAAAAAATCTTCAGAACTAAATGCACAATGAATATAGTTATCGGGTCTTGTCATCATAACCACATCATACTCAATTCCACTTTCTTTCATCATTCTTAATGAATTTTTCCAATGAAATATTTGTTTAGCATTGTGCCAACTTGTTTCAAATGAAAAATCGTAATCACTTTGTTTTAAAATTGAAACAGTTGCATTTGGAAAATGTTTTTTGATATTATCTTCGGTGATATCTTCTTCAATATGTACATTTAATTTTTTATTAATTTGTATTGTTTTATCCCATGTTGAGACATAGATATCACAATCAATTTCATTGATAAATTTCCAAGATTTAATGGCGATATCGAATTCTCTAAATTCACCATTAATTAAAACCGCCATTTTTTTCATTAGTATTTCTTTTTTAATTCTTCGTGTGTTTTTCTTATTCCATCTACAAACGATGTAAATTGAAAGTCAGGAAATGATGTTTGTAATTTTTCAATACTAACATCTTTTCTATATTGACCATTAGGTTGTGTTGTATCCCATTCAACTTCAAGATGTTGTGAGTCGGTCGCAATTAATGCCTGTCTAACCATTTCGGCTATCGATAAATTTTCAGGTGTGGCGATATTCATATTAACACTAACATCTTCTTTAACTACTCTTGCAATAATTTTCGCAACATCTTCAGTATATGTGAATTGTCTTAATGGTGATCCATCACCTAAAATTGTAATTTTCTTATCTCCATTAATATTGGCCTTAATAATTTTATCAATTAACGCCCCAACAAAATGTTTTCTTGTTATATCACCCGTTTCATATAAACCATATAAATTAGATGGAACAACATAAGAATAATTAAGTCCTTGTTTTTTTGCCACATTAATATGTATACCCATTAATCTTTTTGAATAAGCATAACCAATATGAAATTCATGTGGTTGACCTTCATATAATTCTTCTTCAACCAATGGATAATTTTCAGCAACATCACGATATATACATGTTGATAATGTACCTACGAATTTTTTTACATTAAATTCGTGAGCATATTTCATTACATATGTATTCATTAAGATATTCTCTTCCAAATAATAAAATGGATTTTTCATATGATCAAACATTCCACCCGCTTTACCCGCTAAGTGTACCACAACATCTGGTTGATGTGTTTCATACATTTTAATAACCTCACTTTCTTTTGTTAAATTGAAATCTTTAGAACTTAAATAAATCCCATCCATTTCCTTTTGTAGATAAGTCCCTAATAAACCATGACCACCTGTGACTAATATTTTCATAATTTTGTAATATAATATAAATAATATACAAAAAATTATTTAATAAACATATGGTATTCCCGACGGGATTCGAACCCGTATTACCTCCGTGAAAGGGAGGTGACCTAACCCTTAGTCGACAAGAACAAATAATCACTCAAATGGGTATTTGTTATAGTATCACAATCGGTGCACTGTACTCTGGTTAATTACTCCGTCTGTACCCAACAGCTTTATGTTGGCTTATAATTGGCTACTTTACTATAACTCACATTTTTATTTGTGATTAAAAATCCTCGTCTTTCCGAGGTGTCAATTCCTCTGAGTTTCCACTAAATTGATGAGAAGTAGTGTTCGGTCATCAACCAAAACTCAGCACTGGCGGAGAGAGTAGGATTCGAACCCACGGACCTGTTACAGTCTACAGTTTTCAAGACTGTCGCGATAGACCAACTCTGCCATCTCTCCGTTGACACCTTTATTTATCCAACTCACAGGTGTCGTAGCTGTCCCCTTTCGGGTTAGGAATAATCATTTCGTCCTCACGAGGTCGGGGTGATATCCCCTGACGTTCTTCCTATACGTCAATGTACGTTTCCATATGGTTGTCAAACCATTTCTCATCATATTGGACATACTATTCGGTGACTAACCAAACCGTGCGGACCGTAGGGGTTACGCTCCCCTCATACTGATGTGACAAACCAGCGTTATGCTAATTAACTAACAGTCCATTTCATAGGTGGGGCTTAATTATTTAACTCTTTACCACCATTAAGTCCTTAATGCTTTGGACACCTACTGTGGACTCGGAGGGGTATGATCCCCCGACCTCGACATTATGAGTGTCTTGCTCTACCAGCTGAGCTACAAGTCCTATTAGTCTTTTCCTTACCTCTTAATAATCACATTGCCATCCCGGTGTTACTGCCGGGTGCTTACCACTTGCGTGGAGTGATTATCACGTTGCGCTCCCTGAGGGTCACGATCCCCCGACTTCAAAATTAACAGTTTTGCGCTCTACCAACTGAGCTAAGGAAGCGTGTTTGATTCCAACCCAACTTAAGTTGCACCTCCGTGTCATGCACTGGTTAACAAAGTCCTCGTTGAGTTAGTCTCAAAAAATTACAGGTTTTTCGTACCATCTATGTACATCATGACCGAAGTTTGGTTGGATTTACATCACGTCTCAGCAAACTTTACTCGGTGGTTACATTTTCGTATTGGGTTAATTAGTCCCGACTTATAGTAACTTTACCCTCACCGCCCTACCTCGCGAGTCAGACGGATCTTTTGGGATTCATAGACAGTGGGGTTACACCACCGTCGTCACCTGTTGAGCCTCGTTACGGACTTGAACCGCAGACCTAATCATTACAAATGACTTGCTCTACCAACTGAGCTAACGAGGCGTGTTATTTTCAATATTTCAAAGATCCATTGTTTTACAAAGATAGTAATAAGTTGTGAAATCACAAAATATTTTAAATCTTTTTTTTGTTGCGGGGTCAGGGAATGATCCTGAGACACTCGGCTTAACGGTATTAGCTCTATAAAGACCTAAAGACCGATGAGACCGGTGGGAGACCTCTCTCCCCGCAATATGTGTGATTAGTGAGAATCGAACTCACATCTGAAGCGCCACAAGCTTCCACCTTAACCGTTAGGCTATAATCACCATGTTAGTTGTCCCTCGTGGGCTCGAACCACAGCTAGATGGACCAAAACCATCTGTACTACCACTATACTAAAGGACACTTTGCACCGGTTTACAGACTCGAACTGTAATCAAAGGTTTTGGAGACCTTCATGCTGCCATTGCACCAAACCGGATATGTTTGTAGGGTAAAGAGGACTCGAACCTCCATGATGCCTTGCTCCCAAAGCAAGTGACTTAGCCATTAGTCCATTACCCTATATGTATAAAACAAAAAACCCCGAGATTTTTAAGTCCCGAGGTTTTCTAATATTTTAAGTTAAACTAAATTAACCTACATCAGTATCATCAAGACATATGGACATAGAACTGTCATTCCAATTTTGTTGGTTCATCGGTGACGTTGTATGTGTAAATTGTCTCATTGAATTTTGTTTAATTTTTCTTTCTTTTTACAAAGATACATATAAATATATACATAAACAAGAAAAAGATTAATTATTTGTTAAAAAATTACGAATGACTATTGTCAGTCCATTAAAGTAAAGTATTTATAAACAGACAAAAAATAAACGTATCTCTCTCAAGATATGACATATTATATTAATGTGTAGTCCTGAGAGAATTTTAAACTTAGGACAATATGGAAAAATTAAGAACATTAACAAACAACATAAGTGATAAAATCTTTTTAGGTTTTTTATACTTAGCAATTACATGGGTAATATTTGCAGTTCTATTTGGAATTTCCATGGCGGTCTTGGAATTTTCAGGTAATAGAGAAATAACAAGAGACATATCAAATTGGATTTCGTGGAGAATTGATGGTACATTCAAAAACTCACCTGAAAACATATTCTATGTGGCTGAAGACCACATTTGGGTTGAAAGTGTTACCAATGAAGTTAAGATGGGTAAATTGGCCGGTAATAGAAACTTAGCTTTCGGTGTTAAAAACACATTAGAAGAATTCTTACAGGAGAAAGGGTATGATTTGACACCATCAGCACCGTACAAATTAAAAGTTCAAATTATTTTTTTAGATGTTCTAACAACAAAAAAGAACATTTCGGTTTTTCACAAAAATGAAGAAGAAGTTGTCATTCGTATGAAAGGAACTTTATATAAGGATGGTAAGAAAGAAAAAGAAATAATGGTTGAGGAATCATCTTCAGAAATATCCATGTCAACATTAATCGTGGACGAAGGAGGTCAATTTAATCAAACGTCACTTAGTAATGCCTTAAAAAAATCGGCAGATAAATTAATAACTAAATTATTTGATAAGTAAGTATGAAAAAACTATTAACGCTAATTGGAATACTAGTAATATCCATAGCAACAAACGCACAATTAACGGTAAACCAATCTGTAACACCTACAACAGGATTAAAAGTTGGTGATACAATTTCTGTAAAGTATACAGTTGCAAGAGGTACAACTACACCTCGTTATTTTTGGTTAAGATACCAATTTAATAATAAGGCACTTGCATATGTTTCAACAACATTCTCCCAAGGAACATCAGTTCAAACATTCTATACAGGTTGGTCGTCATATAGATTTACGGCAAGTACTGCAAATAGTATTACTGCTAAAGATTTATATGCACAATATTTAGTATCACCTTGGTCATATGCAACTAACGCAGATTGGAATGTAGGTCAATTGACTGTACAAAGAACCGATGCGTCAATCAACGGAGATGTTGCAACTCAAAAATATGTAATTAAAGATTTGGGTGCATATACCGATATTCATAAATTGGACTTATCATATTCAATTGATGCAACAAGTGCTTATATAACACCAATTACTACTGATCCTGGAACAATGTCATTATCTAACGTCACAGGTAATACATCTCAATTTAAAGTAAGAGTTTTATTCCCATCAGGATATGACATTACAGCACATAGTGTTGCGTTATTTCCAATAAAAACCGATGGTACTATTGATTTTAATGTAACACCAATTGCAACAAAATCATTGGACGCAAGTGGTGAGGCAACATTTACAACGGAAGTTAAAGTTGGTGATAGTTTGGCAGTATGGATGTATGGTGCAACTGGAAAGACATTTATGAATAATATAATAACAGTATCAGACGCATATAAATCATTTTTAGGTATCTCACAAACCAATATCAATGGTACTGCTACATATTTTACAAGACCTGTATTGGAAAAAAAGATAGGATTGATTACAAAAAATAAAGGTTTATTTAGTGAAAGTGATTCATATTACTCATTTGCGTATGTAATGGGTGTTGCGAATGTAAAAGATAGTGCATGGATTCCGTTGAGTACAAATAGTGGATTATACAAATGGTTTAGTGGTTTATTAAATCAAAGTTGGTTAGATGGTGTTCCTACTTACAAAACAAAAGTAACAAGTTCAAATCAGGCGGTGGATATGGTATATGCTTGGGGAGGTGATTTAGATTGGTCACATTCATCACATCCTGATACAATTGCAAGTAGAGTTTCTACTGGAAATTATTCCAATTCAATTAATGAAAAAAGTACATCAACGATTAAGTCATTTAGCGTTCAATCAATGTCATATACTCAAACAATTGAAAAGGCAACATTAGGTTTGACATCTACAATTGTTAATGGTAAAGTCGTATTAACAGGAACACTAACAAAAGAAGGGTTAGCAGGTTTAGAGGTTATCTTACAATATGACAATTCAAAATTAACCTTTGATAATATATCATTTGATGCAGGACCCAATGTAACTAACTTCTCAACAAACGGAGAAGGTAGATTAACATTCGGTTCAATGGATCAAACTAAAACGGCAAGAATTAAAATTGGTACACCATATAAATTAACCTTTATACCAAAAGAAACAATATCTAATACCGCTGGTCTATTCTACACAGTGTTGGCAGATGCGGTAGACGGAAACGGAAACAAAATTAATTTGATTGTAGAATAATTTATGAAAAAACTATTATTAGTATTATTTTTATTTATATCATTTTTAGGGTTTGGTCAGTCAGTAACGGCACCAGACCCTAAATCATTTGTTGTCAGTACTACAGGACAAGATGCAAGTGGATTTTCATTAAGTGGATTCGGTGCAACATCAACCTTACTTGCATCAATTAGTTTAGTTAATCCTCCATCAGGTACAACATTCTATTTAGGAACAACAACGGGATTAAGTGCGGCAAGTGGATTTACTTTAAGTGGTAATAAAACTCGTTTAGTGGTAACAGGTACAATGGCTAGTATCAATACGGCATTGGAAAATCTAAAAGTAAACACCGGTGCAATTAAAGCTGATGTTAATATTTCAGTTGCCGCAACAGTAAATCCGGTTGGGTATTTTTACAATGGAGTAAACGGACACTTTTATAGACCAATATCAACAGGGGCAACTTATACAAACGCAAGAGCGGCATCACTATTAACAACATTCAAAGGACAGACGGGATATTTGGTGACAATCACTTCTGCTGACGAAGATGCGTTTATTTTTAATAATGTTCCACAAGGTAATATATGGTTCGCATTAACGGATGAAGTAAGTGAAGCTAGATGGACAATAGATGCAGGACCTGAAAAGGGAACTCTAATCAAAATTAACAACGGACAATTAAACGGAAACATTCCTGGTCAATATAATAACTGGGCACCAGGTGAACCAAACGATAGTGGTAATGAAGATTACGCAGTAACTAAATGGGGTGGCGGTTCTCAATGGAACGATTTACCAAATCATTTTAGTTGTGCTTATGTAATTGAATATGGGACTTGGACAAATCCTGACAATCAAACATTTACTGAATTTTATACGAATAGTGTAACTCATTCAAACGGAGAAACTATAAAAACTCTATTTGGATTTAAATTCAATAGTTCAATTGATAAAACAAAATTTTTAGCTCAAGTATTCAAAAGAACTGATTCAAATTCAAATTGGACGGCTTCAGATGGTTATAAACCGTTGAGTGGTTTGGGTAAAGTATATCTTTCAAATCAAATAGATACCACAAAGATTTATACAACCGGCATTCCATTGTCCGCAGGAACATCTGATATGCAACAATTCAGTGAATCAGATATTGGTAAGATATATAGAATAACAATAACGGGTACGGTAGGTGGAGCAATATGGGGAACCGACATCTATACAAGTGATTCGTATATTCCGTGTGCTGCAGTTCATGCTGGATTTATTGCAAACGGAGAAACAAAAGAAGTTTATATTAAAGTAGTTCAGGGATTAAATGAATATATTGGATCAACTCGTAATGGAGTATCAACATCGGGTTATGGTGGATGGGGTTTAAGTTACCAATTTGTATCGGCACCAATGTCATACAAAGCGACCATATCTCCCGGCGGTTCTGAATGGTCTTACACAAACCCAAATGCAAGTTGGTTAAATGGTAATAGTAGATTGTTAATTGATATGAGACAAGTTGGAAATATAGACCCAACTAAAATATCAAATGTAAAAATATTAGATGCGTATGATGGACCTGTTACGTATACATCACATGACAATAACGGTTGGGCAATATATACCGTACCGTCACCATTAACTAAAATAACTAACGGAACATCGGCATATAATCAATATATCAGAAATGTAAATGGTTGGAACACCGATTACGCATTTCAATGTGGTATTGGACTAACTCAACAAGGTGCATTCAAACAACATAGAATGGAATTACAAGAATATAATTCCACCGAATTAAAAACATTATACAATAGTATTGTAACAGTATCGGATGTTTATTTAGCATTTAAAGAATTGGCAAACGGAGGGATTTTTGGAAATCAAAGTGGAAATGAATTTACATATGGTATTCAGTATAAAAATGCGGATGTTGATGACAATGGAGTTTTCAATGAAGTTGATTGTTTTAAATTATTACAGAACTTAACGGGTGTACAAGATTTAGTTAGTAGTTATACATTAGATAATACGATTCGTTTAATACCTGATTCAATTTATAATAAAATTGGTAAATCTACTTGGCAATCATTTCAAAATTTTGCAGGAAAAACATATAATTTCAGTTTATTAGATAATGTAATAACTTATAACTATGATTTGGCTGTTAGTTGGAAAGGTGATGTGAACTTATCTCATTCGGCAACACCACCATCAAATAACATCACAACGATGTCGGTTAGAACATCAATGAGTGCACCGATATCAACTGATATCAACGCATCAATTATAACTGAAGTGATTGGTGATAGTGTTTACGCTTATATTACGTTTGATCCATTACAACAAAATGTAGTGGGGACCCAATTTCAATTAAACTATGACAATTCATTATTGAAATTTAATAATGTGACATTTAAAACAAAGGGTTCTCCAATGAACTTTGGTAATGATAAAGGTTCATATATTAATTTAGGATCTTTAGTTAGTGATGGAACTACATCATTAGATAAAACAACAGAATATAAAATATCGTTCACGGCAAAATCTAAATTAGATAATATATTTGGTTTAATTTCTATCGGTTCTACTGACGCTGTAAATCAAGGAGGATTACAATTAAAAATTAAATTAAAATAATGAAAAAACTAATAATCATATTATCACTAATTTTGACAACATTTGTTTCAAACGCACAAATTGTAAAACCAGATACATTACAATTATCACCAAAAGAATTATTTGGAGAAAGTGGTGATTGGAATAATTTGGGAATATTAGAATCATATATTGATTTTTCAAAAGATGTTCTATCATCCTCAAACCTATCAGTTGGTATAATTGGAAAACAAGTATCTACTACATTAAATTTAGGATATAGTAAAACATCTAAAAATGGTAAATGGGGTCACTCATTCTCATCATCAATAAATCCGATATGGAAGTATTATGGTGTGGGTTATGGTTTCACCAGAAATACGGACACAAGAACCACAACATTACAATCTTTTTATTCAACGGATTTTGATTTCCAAAAAGATATTACACTTTCATTCATAGATGTATTCAGAACTAAAAAGTTTGGAACATTTGGATATAGTTTAATTGCATCAAAATCTTTTTGGGGAACGTACAACGGTCAATGGGAAGGAAAATATACGGTAGACGAAAATGGAAACTTTGTGGATTTGATATACCCAATCATGCCGGCATCATCTCAAATAAATTACAAAGGTATGGTGATGTATACATATACATTTAAAACAAAGAGAGTTAATATCTCACCACAAGTATTTGCTATGAGTGACATCTACAAAGTATTCAAAGATGGTACCGCATCGGATTTAGCATATTTAAATGATTTCAATTTGGACTTATATTATGGTACATCTATGGATTGGAAAATAACCAAAAGATTTATATTAAACACTAACATCAGATATAACACAACTTGGGATAAATTAAGTGAATCGGTTGGGTATAAAAAGAGTAACCCAATTCTATTTATGATAGGAACAAACTTTCAATTTTAAAATATGAAACATATTAAAATTATATTATTGTGTTGTTTGGTTTTTATATTATCATGTAAAAAAACGGTTCCGTTTACACCTGTGTCACCGACAAATGTGGAATTTTTCTCCTTATCTGAAAATAAGGTAAAAAACGGGGACGTAATTAATATTAATCTAACCACAGTAGGAGTATACACTTTAACGATGATTGATACGGTTCAAAACCAAGTAGTGTCAAGAGAAAGATTCGCAGGAAAAGTGGGATTAAACCCTCTTAAAATATTTACTAATACCTTACCGACAAAGTACCTAAGTGTCGTATTAAAGGATCAAAATAATAATGAAATAGGTAAAACAAGAATAATTATAAATTAAAAAAGACAAAAAATGAAAAAAGTATCTCTCGTACTCTTTGGATTAATCTTACTTGTTGGTTGTAGAAAAGTTGACATACCAGCACAACCACAGGTGATTAGTGACAACCTTAAAATCTCAAGTTCAGTGGGATTAAAATTAGAAACTCCATTTATAACAAGTGAAGTTGCTATGAACATAAAAAGTGATGTTGCTCAGAAGGTAACTGTCAAAATATTTGACATTTCCAATAGAGTAGTATCAAAATCAACAAGTGACGTAAAGGTTGGTGATAACATTTTAAGAGTGTATACATCAGCATTACCATCATCAGCATATAGAATTGCCTTATACGATTCGGCAGGTAATATGTTAGGAATTACTGATTTTAATAAAATTTAAGATAATTATATAAAGACAAAAAACACAAAATTATGGCAGAAGAACAACAAGAACAATCAACCGGTGGTTCAATTAAGAACATCATTATCGGTTTAGTGAGCACCATCACATTAGGTGTAGGTGGTTGGTTTACAACAAAATTAACAGGTGGTGACGAAAAAGAGACTCCCGTTCAACAAGCGGCTCCTGTAATCAACATTACAAACTCAAACCAACAACAACAAGCTGCGGGTGGTAAGACTGTAATTATTAAAGAAAAAACAGGTGAACCAGCAAAACCAGCTGCTCCTGTGAAGAAGAAAGAAGGTGATGAGTTTAAAGAAGAAGCCCCTAAATGGTAATTTTAAATTAAAAAAAGATGAGTAATGAACAACCGCCAAGCGGATTTAAGGATTTATTAGCAAATATGATGAAACGCAGGTGGTATATCACTGCGATAGTGTTAGGTGGATTTATGATTATTATTGGAGGAATGTTCTTTGGTATATTAAATAAATCTACGATTGAAGGAGAATGGAAAGAACTTCTTTTATTATTATTAGGAGCGTTTATCGGTAGTTATGGTAAAATCATTGACTATTGGTTTAGTGATACTGATAAGGATAAGATGTTAGTTCAGAAAATGGACGAAGAAGATGGTACGTCAATGAGTAATACTGCTGATATGCCTGTAACTCCACCAAATAACACTCCATTGATTCCAGATGCATTTGTGCAAGCCGCAAAGAACGCACATGAAATCAACTTAATTGAGGTAAACAAAGTAGAGGTAAAATCAGAACCAAATAATCCTCAAGTTGTTGAAAGTCCTTTCAAATCACAACCAAGAACTGGTGTTGAAGTAGATGAGGATGGTGATGGTACAATGGATGGTATTGATTTTGATGGTGATGGTAAAATTGACATGTATTTCGCACATAGACAATGTGAACACGTTTGGGGTGACTTGGACGGTGATGGTACCGAGGAGTGTTTGAAATGTGGTAAAATAAAAGATGAAAATGCAGAAATGCACACGGAAGGATAAAATAAACAAAAGACAAAAAATAAAAACTATGAACTTTAAACAATGGGTTATTGAAATTTTCAAAGATGAAAGAGGATCAATATCGGTAAAACCGGTGATAGCAATGATAGGTGCTTTATTCCTATGTGTTACGATGATTTTAAATTCGTTCTCTCACGCGGATTTCGCTCCATCACCTGAATTGGTGAATGCGGTGATGTTAATCACGGGAATTGGAATGGGTGCAGATACTTTGGATAAATTCTCTCACAAAAAGAAAGAAGAAACAGAAGGTTAATAAAAAGGGAGTTAAAAACTCCCTTTTTTGTGTATTTATATTAAAAGAATATGACAAACGAACAAATTCCTACGGGATGGCAAGGTGGTTTTCCATCTGAAAAACAAAAGAAAATGCTATATCCTACCACAGATTTAACTTCATTACCTATGTTGGGTAATATGGATAACATTAATTTACTACAAAGACAATGGGGTGTTAAATGGCCAATGTTTAGTTGGAATACCCTAAATGGAGAAAAAGACCCAAAACGTTGTTATGTACAATTTGCTCCTTATATTTCAAGAATAGGATATACCAATGAAGGTAGAATTTATTCCATAATCTGTCCTCAACAAGGGATGTGGATTGGAGATGAGATTTGTATCAATGTGGAAGTAACAGTTACGGGACAAAGAGGATGGGTTAATGAAGACACAAAGGAAATTGCTGCGGATATGATGGTTGAGGGAAAAATTTGGTTAACACCAGGTGAAAATCAAGGTGGTCTATTAAGAGCAATTTGGCCATTATTAAAATACAGTTCTCGTAAGTATCCTATCAACAAAGAAAATGCTATTCGTGTTTTAACACATCTACCAGGAAATCCTAAAGAACCTATATTTCAACTCGGAAAGGGTTTATCACCAAGATTTAAGAATCCTGATTTTGCCATAAAGGAAGAAGCATATAGTACAGGACATATCAATGTAGAAATAGGAGGAATGGTAACAACAAGTGATCACAAATTAGATAAGTTTAATCAATACTTTTTAAATCTTTTTAACTTAGGTACGGGTAATATGTTACAAAAGGGTAATGTATTATCGTGGAATTTATTTTTTGATTCACCTGAATTAGTTTCAGTTCCTGAATGGCAAAATCACGCTGACTATTGGCGTACTTCCATAGGTGCACATCACGGTTCACCAGGTGGTGAGGGAACAAGTCCAAGATATTTTGATGGAACCTATTTTGATACTAAAAATTTCGCCATTAAAGAGATTATTAAAGATATTTTAAACCACGTTGTAAAAAACTCCACATTAAGGAAGGGTTTAATATTACTTGTAGAATATTGTCCTAAAACAATATTTGATATATTTTTAAAGAAGGGTGATCAATCTAAAACAAAAACACAATAAACTATGGAAGAAGAATTAATTGGGGCAATTAAATTATTTGCAGGAGGCTACGCTCCTCAAGGATATGTAGAATGCAACGGACAATTATTAAACATAAGGGAAAATGAGGCGTTATATGTATTACTGCAAGATAGATACGGAGCAACACCAAATTTATTTGCTGTACCTAAAATGGAACCACCTATGGATGGTATGAAATACATAATAGCCACTCGTGGTATATGGCCAGCAAGACAGTAATAATATAACAAAAACAAATACACAATGACAAAAAACGAAATACTATACAACGTCGGTTTAACCGAGAAAGTATATTCAGAACAAAAAGACATTGATTTTAAAGCACAAAGATTAAAATTAATTAAATGGATTGATGATAAAAAAACAGATACACAAGGATTTGTCGCCACAAAGGATAAATCTATCTATATCGTTTGGAGAGGAAGTTCTTCTAAAAAGGATTTCCAAAACGACGCATCAATTGATAAAGTTCCATTTGTTCAAGATGGTGAAAAAGTTCACATTGGATTTAAATCATCTTGGGACGCTGTTAAAGACGAAACTTATAAATCATTTGAAAAAGCATTATCCACATTAGGTGGGGAGGGTGAAGTTGATAATATTATTGTTTGCGGTCACAGTTTGGGAGCTGCAGTTTCTACCTTATGTGCATATGAGATTTATTCAATTTATAAATCAAATAAAATTATATGTTGTACTATCGGTAGTCCAAGAGTTGGTAATAAAGTATTCAAACAGAACTTTGATAAATCATCAATTGAATCATTAAGGATTGTTAATAATTTAGATGTTGTTACTCGTGCCCCAAATATCGGATATCATCACGTTAATACCGAATTACGTATTGACGGTGAAGGTAAAATCAAAAAATGGATGATTGACTGGCAAAGAGTAGGTGAATATCTTAAAGCCGTATTCACAGGTAAAACCGCTAAGGATCATATGACGAGTAACTACATAAGTGCATTAAATAAATGGAACCCTTAAAAAAAATATATGAAAAAATTATTAATATTATTAAGCGTTTGTTTAGTAAGTCTTGTTGCAAATAGTCAAACAATTGGTAAAACAAAGACAGAGTCTTATCAGGCGGACTTTGAAAAGAAAAGAGATATAAGTGCTTACATGGACTACGACGGTCCTCAAATTCCAATTCAAATATTAAAGGCGGGTATTTCTGATGAGATGTACGAGATGTATCCTGAATTGAAAGAAAAACGTGTTGGTTTGGGGGTTGCTAATATTTCAATGGAATACCTTGAAAACTTAAACAGATTCAAATTTACTGAGGATAAGACAGAAATTAAGAATCGCATGATAAAACAATTTCAAGCGTCTGCCGCAGGTATTTCTGAGAATAAGTTAGACGGTCGTGGTAAGATCAATTTAGCGAAATATTTTGTAACGATTGAGTGTTATGATTACTCGGTGTCTGAAGATGAGACCATCAACCTAAAAGACGGTATTAAAGACAATATGGTTACTCGTATAGGTCTTCAGGTTAGATTTACGGATGCTGAGACAGGTGTCTTGTTTGGTGGGTCAGGTTTAGGTGAGGCAACCACAAAAAGAGAGTTAACCCTTTTATCTGACGCAACCATTGACCCAATTAAATTCAATCAGTCAACAATTAGTATTGCAACAAAGAAAGCTTTAGACATTGCATGTGCTAACATCCTTGATAGAATGATTAAAAAAGGTATATTCACGAAATAATGAAATACGAAGTAGTGGACGTTCCACAAAATAATCCTTGTGAAAATTGCACACCATGTATGAGATTAAAATTAATGGAAATGGGGTTTATATATGGGCAAGAAATTGAGATAAGTGATAAAAAATTTGGTCTTTATTTAGTAAATATTTTATCCGACGGAGGACAAATAGATTCAACCATAGGTTTAAGACAAGAAGAATTAGATAGAATATGTTTAAAAGGGGTTTTATAACCCCTTTTTTAATATTTATATTATATGAAAAAGTTTAAGAGAGTTCACGACGATAAAGTTTTCTTTGGTGTGTGCAGTGGTTTAAGTCACCGTACCAATGTTGATCCATTAGTTTGGAGGTTGTTGTTCTTTTTTTTAATATTTTCACCAGTCCCAATAATAACCGGTTATTTATTAACCACAATTTTAACTGAAACAACATGAAAAAGGTTTTATTAGTTACAGGTTTAATATTAATATTAATATTATTCTGCACAATAATGTTATATTCCCAAGTTAGTTCTTGGAGACAAACTGGTGGAAGTGTTCCAGCATCATCACAAACATCACAATCAACTCAAACAAGAGTTCAACCATCTATACCACAACAAAATAATGTGAGTAGTTGGAGAAACGAATCACCAAGAGAATCCAATAGACCTCAACAAAATAGACGAGGTTCTAATATTATTGTAAGAGACCCATTCTTTAATGATTGGGGATGGGGATGGAATAGATGGAATATGTGGGGAGCACCTACATTTGGTTGGAATCATTGGAATCAAGGATTTTATTTTAATGATTGGGGTTATAGACAACCTGCGAGAGTTTATGTGTATGATAATGGTAAAAGAGATACCATTAAAGGTAAGAAACCAGTTATCAGTTTTGGTGTTCAAAAAACAACTGACAATCAGGTCGGTGGATTTTTCACAATAGGTAATAAGGGATATTTTATAGTTGAATACAACGCAAGTGTTGAAAGAGATAACTCAACATTTTTTCCTTTTGGAAACATAACTCAAGTTGACTTTCCAATCGTAAATGATTTAATACAGAGACAAAGTTTTTATGTTGGTGTGGGAAAGAGAATTAAAAGAACCGGTGTACATATGATGATTGGAACCGTAAGTGAAGATGTTAAATGGAGAGGTAAAGATGATTTGGGTTACATAACATTTCCTAAATATTTAGATAGATTTACAACCATAAAAATAGGTACATTACACGATTATAAAAATTTCACACTAAAAGTTGATTACGACCCAATAATACGTAATGGTACTTTTGGTTTAGGTATCAATTTTTAAAATGAAAAAATATATTATCTCTCTCTTAATATTATTTTTTTGTAGTAAGTCATTTAGTCAAAGTACTATAACACAAACTTACATAG